CGCAGCCTCTCCAACCTCGCCGCCCATCTGCTGGCGGTCGGCCTGGCCACCCTGCTGAGCTGAGGAAAGGCCCGGGTTGCCCCGGGCTGCCGCTCTCCCCGCCACCCTGCGCCAGGCCCTCGCGCCAGGCCGTAGCGTCCGTCACTCTGCTCGCGTTTCCAAATGGAAGCAGCACCACTAGGATCAGCCGGCACCACCAACACCACCATGCGACTCCTCCGCCGTTGCTGGCTTTCGCTCTGCGCCGCCCTCGATGCCGGCCGCACCGCCTGGGATGTGAGTGGGCACATCGACAGCCGCCTGCGCCGCCAGCAGCTCCGCCTGGCCCTCCTGGACCGCGACCACCTGCAGCGCATCTACCAGGCCGGCCACGACGAGGCCTACCGCGAGGAGCTGCATCGCCGGGGTCTGCTGCACTGAGGCCAGGTAGCCTGCCTGTGCCGGGTCGGTCCTACCCGCAAGGATGGACGCGGTGAGCGTGGTTCTGTGTGCGCGCTCTGAAACCGTATCGGAGGCCCAGTAGGGCCGAAGGGCTGCCCTCGGGTGGCCCTTCGCCTTGTGTGGGGGTTGACCAGCGGCAACCTCGCATGCTTATGGTGGGCCCGTCGGTAGCGATGCCGATCACATACAGACCAGGAATCACCATGACCGTCACCCCCTCCGGCGCTGCCGGCACCCTTGCGCTGCCCGAGCCCTACCCGTTCGATCCGTTCTGCGGCCATCTGTCCATGGCCGACGTCGCGCACAACATCCGGGAGGCCCTGCGGGACTCCTCCTGTGAGGTTGTGCTGGAGATGCGGATGCTGGGCCACGTCCGCGACATCCCCGCAGCCGATCGCCAGATATGCCTCGACATCCTGGCCACCCTCCAGCAGCTGCAGGCGATGGCCGACAAGCTGCCCCACTGACCACAGCAAAGCCCCGGCTCATCACCGGGGCTTTCGTCTGCTTGCCTGGCCTCAGACCGCCTCGGCCCAGTTCGCAGTCTTGCGGCTGGCGGTCAGGGTTTCGCGGGCATCCTCCAGCAGATCATCGGCCTGCTCCAGGTCCGACAGGGCCACACCCGCCTGGATCTGCCGGCGCCGATCGAAGCGGCGGGCGGCTTTCTCCTTCAGGGCTGACACCTGGTCCTTCGCCTTCTGCAACGCGGCGACGGCCTGATCCAGTTCCCACACCAGCGGATCGTGCTCAGTCAGCTCCAGCGGCTCCGGCGCCGGCATCTGCACCCGCGGCGCCCGGGGCAGTTCGGGCTCCATCGCCTCCATCGGCACCACCCGCACCCGCCGGATCAGTTGGCTGGCCTGGTGCTCGCGCCATTGCTCAGCCGCCACCGGATCGCGCCACTCGAACACCGGGTGAAGCGGGGCTTCCTCGGGGCGGGATTCCTCGACGACGGTGGCCGGCCCGAGGATGCGGTGCTGGGCCTTGATGCGAGCCAGCTCCTCACCGGCGGTCTGGGCATTAACCCCGTACTGCGCTTCGGCGGTCGGGTCGCTGTAGACGTACTCGTTCTGCATGGGAATCAGGGTGGGTGATGGTGACCCTGCCAGGGTCAGGATGCCGCTTGCGGTTCAAAGCGGCAACGGACGCGCCTTGCCGGCCGCACCGGTCGTCTCCTCGTCAGTCGCTGGCAGGCCACGCCAGCCATGCCGCACCGGGTCTCGCCACGCCTTACCTGCCGCTCCATCCCAGACCTGGGCGCTCCATGCCAGCCGTGCCCCATCACGGGGTCCACGCCCATCCGTGCCTGCCCCTCCAACCCGCGCCGCGTCTTCGCTGCCGTGCCAGCCAGGCCGACCGACCTAGCCCTGTCATGCGGGGGTGCGCCGTGCCAGCCATGCGCTCCGCGCGCTCCGACCCAGACCATGCCTGCGGTCCCAGCGGCGCCAGTCGGGGCCATACCTCGGCGAGCCGGCCGCTCGCTGCTGCACCTAGCCATGCCGTGCCAAGCCTGCCGCGTCCGGTCGAGCTGGTCCCCGGCGGGCCTCCCTTGCCATGCCTGCCTCTCCGCATCAATCCGTTCTGGCCAGGCCTGACCAGCCGTGCCGTGGTCGTGCCCGTGGTCACGCCGTGCCATCCCTCACCCTGCTGGGCTTGCCTCGCCTTGCCAGCCGCGTCGAACCGCGCCAGCCCAGGGGAAGCCTTGCCATGCCTGCGCAGCCAATCGCATCCGCATCGGGCCCATCCATGCCTGCCCTGCCTCGTCTTGCCTTTGCGGACCGTGATAGTCCTCGCCAGGCCTGCCAACCCGATCCCGTCCACGCCTTGCCTACCGAGCGCTGCCAGCCGGGCCGCCATGAGCGGAGCCATGCCAGGCGCTGCGATGCCGGCCTGGCCCAAACAAGTGGAGCCATGCCACACGCTGCGCTGCCAGCCGGATCGTGCCCCGCCAAGCGGCGCGCTGCCCTGCCGGCCAGCCCAGGCCGTGCCAAGCGGCGCCCTGCCACCCATGCCGGCCACGCCAGGGAGAACCGACCCATGACACGCCGTGCCCGCCGTGCCCGCCGACGCCTACCTAGACGTGCCGCGCCAGCCCTGCCGCCTCGAGCCAATGGTCCCGGGCCGCGCCGTCCATTTCGCGCCGGCCAGGCCCCGCCGTCCCCTGCTCTGAGAATCCGCATCACGCCGTGCCTGCCGTCCCGCGCCAACCCGCACCGGGCCCCGTCGTGCGGGGTCGTGCCAGGTCTCTCCTGCCGTCCCGTGCCATCCGGTGCCAGGCCCCCCAGCCCACCACTCGCGTCGCCCTGCCGGCCGTGCCGACCCAGGCCCAGGCAAGCCTCGGATCCCTCGCCTTGCCGGCCCTGAAGTGCCATGCCACGCGTCGCGTTGCCGGCCGTGCATCGCCCTGCCTCCCTGGTGTGACCACGCCAGCGGTTCGGCGCCTTTCGGCACCTAGCCTCACCTTGCGGAGCCAGCGATTCCATGCCAACCATGCCAGTCCTGGCCCGCAGTGCCTCAGCGCTCGATCCGTCGCCACGCCATGCCGGCCGCGCCCACCAGCGCCACGGGTTCCGAGCCATCGAGGCCATGTCGGCCGTGCCCATCCCATCGCTACTGAGCGCGCCACACCATGCCAGCCGATCGATGCCGTGACGAGCCCGACGACGCCTAGCCCGCCATGCCGACCACGCCCCACCTACCGGGCGGCGCATTGCCTGGCCGGCCTGTCCCCGCGCTGTGCTGTCGATCCACTCCATGCCAGCCGCTCCCAGGCTTGCGTTTCCGATCCAGGGCAGGCCTTGCGACTCCTGCCATGGGCAGCGCAGCATCGGCGCGCCTATCAAGCCTCGCCGGCGTTGCCCCGCCTACCGAGCCGTCAATTCGTTGCCTTGCCTGCGAAAAGGGCGCCGGGGTCAGCGGCGCCCTGGGGATCAGTGGTAGGGGAACCGCTGATCAAATGACGGAAAAGAGCCCAAAACCTAGGCCCGCGCTGGCTTTTGAGTCGGGCCGACCTTCACCGATGCCGACCTGAAGACCGACCCTGACGATCAGATTGGTCACGTCGGCCGCCGTCAACATCCCCGCGTCGTACTTGATGCGCAGATTGGCGCCCCAGCGGCGATACATGGGGCGGCAGCGCAGGTCTACAACGCCGGTCGCGTTCCTGGTGGGGGCTACGTACTGCTCCGCGGTCCCGTGGGTCAGTCGCACCAGCGGGGCACCGTCCACCCTGTCGTAACCGTCGGCGTGAACGCTGAACGCCAGCTTCGCGTGGGTCATCTTGAAGCCGCAGGCCCGGCAGGCGCTGATCGCCCCGTTGCGAAACGCGGCGGCATGGATGCCCTCCCAGCCGTCCTCGCTGACGTGCTTGGCGTTCTCAAACAGGGCATCAAAGTCCTTCGGCTCCCGGGCCTTCTTGCTCTTGGCGGTGCTGCCGGCTTCCTGGGTCGCCCGCATCATCTCGATCGCCTTGGCGCTGAAGCGGTTGATGACAAGGGGGCTGGTGCCCTCGATCTCCAGCTCAAGCAGGCGGAAGTCCGGCGCCTGGATGACGACGATCTCTTCAGTGGCGGCGGTCTTCTTCGCGGTGGTGGTGGCCATTCATGGTGGTTCGTGGGTCAGGAGCCGTGCCAAGTCCATCGAGCCGGGCCCGATGGCGCCGCTATCGTACATAGGCGCTTCCAGTTGGCAACCGGAGCGCATCCCACCACCGCAGACCCATGACCACCACCCCCCTTCCCGTCGAGGCCCCGGCGCCCTCCCTGTTCGCCCTGGCCGGTGAGGCCATGGCCCTGCAGCGGCAGATCAGTGAACTGGCCGAAGGCCTGCACACCGAGGATGGTGACCTCAACACCGACACCGCTGGCGCCCTCGAGGCCCTGCTGCTGAGCGAGGCCGGCAATCGCGAGGCCCTGCAGCGCAAGGCTGACGCCTACTGCTGGGTGATCGCCCAGCTGCGGGCTCAGGCCGCCTACCGACGGGCCGAGAGCGACCGCCTGCGCGACCTGGCCGACGTGGACGCCCGCCGGGCTGACGCCCTGCAGGAGCGGTTGCTGGCCGCCCTGGCCGGCATCGATCCCGACGCCACCCGCTGGAGCCTGCCGGCGCATGAGCTCACCAGCCGCCGCACCGAGAGTGTGGCGATCGACCCGGATGCCGAGCTGCCGCCGGAGTTCCTCCGCGAGCGGCGGACCTACGCGCCGGACAAGACCGCGCTGAAGGCCGCCCTCAAGGCTGGGCAGGCCGTGCCGGGGGCGGAGCTGGTGACGGGCCGGTCCTGGTCGATCCGCTGATTGCCGCGAACTTTCGTAAAGCGATCGCCATTGGCATTGGAAGCGGCTATAGTTCGGTCATGGGGCAACCCCCCGCGCACCACCACCCGCCACGAACCATGGCCACCCTCACCGCTCCCGCCCTCGCCGTCGAGGCCATCACCGACCTCGACGACCTCCTCGATCACCACCTCTGCGCCGTCATTGAGACGGGCGAGGCGGTGGAGGACGAGCTGCAGTCGCGCTTTCAGTTCGCCTCCGAGGCGTTTGAAGACTGCGCCGACGACAGCGACGTCCTGCAGATGGGCGCCCTGTTCATCGCCGACGGAGCGCCGTTCGTCATCACGATCAGCGAGCCCTTCGACGAGGAGGCCGCCGATCGCGAGGAGGCCGAGTACCGCCGCGACATGGCCCAGCTCTGGGCCGCCCACGGCCCCGGCCGCTGAGCCGGGCCACTCCGCTTTCCAACCTGAACCGCCACCACCACAACAGCCATGGCCGCCACCCCCCTCGCCCCTGTCACCACCACCGGCCCCGCCGTCTACCCCGGCGCCCAGCCGATGGCCTCCGAGCAGGTGGACGCCCGCCTGACCCGGCTGGATCATCTGCTGGCCAATGTGAAGCAGGTGGACGCCCTGCTGGCCCAGCTGGAGCATCTGCTGGCCGAGCTGGAGGCCGCCAGCAACTCGTTGGCCGCCGCCGCCGCCAACTCGTTGGCCGCCACCAGCCGGGGCGCTGCCGGTGCCCCCGAGACCGCCCGCTACCTGCCCGGCGATTCCAGCCGCCCCTCCGAGGTGGCTGAGCTCGGTGACGTTTCTGACTGCCCCTTCTGATGGCTCCCTACCTCAACGAACCGGTCGCCCTCCTGCTGGGCGACCAGCTTTCCTCCGCGATCACCACAGCTCAGGCCATGGCCGAGAACGCGATCGCCCTCGAGGAGGAGATCACCCCCAGCGCCGCCATGCAGCTGCACCAGCAGCTGGTCGAGCTGGAGGCGTGCATCGCCCGCGCCGCGGGTCTCACCCCCATCGAGTCATGACCGGAGCCCTCGCCGCCATCTTCACCACCGCCGGGCTGGTGATGCTCGGCCTCAACTCCGGACTGGTCGGCACCGCCGCCCTGCTCCGCCAGCGCCTGGCCCACCACCACACCCTCAGCCAGCCATGCCCGACACCCTCGACCGATCGCTTCTCCGCGATCCCCCAGCCGCCGACCTCGATCGACTTGTGCAGCTCCGCCGCTCACTCCCGCTCACTGAACCGGTGAGCGTGGCCACCCTCGCCAGCTTGTGGGGCTGCTCCCAGCTGCTGGCGACCGCCCGCCTGGGCCGCCTCGATCGGCTGGGCCTGGCAGACGTCCGGCAGGTGGGCTTCACCAGCTTCCTGGTGCTGCCTAAGGGGGTCCGGTGACCTGCGCCGTGACCTGCGCCACCTGCACCTATGGCCGGGTGAGCTCTGACGGCCTGATCGAGTGCCGCCGCCATGCCCCCAGCGCCACAGCCGAGTCCTTCGGCCTGCCCGTCCGTGGGCAACACCCCCAGGCCTGCTGGCCCCGCGTCACCGAATCCGACTGGTGCGGCGACTACCGATCCAAGCGCCCCATGTGCACCCCTGACCCCTTTGACGATCCCCTGGCATGACCCTCCCCCGCGACCGATACAGCCTCCGCGTCAGTGAGCCCCAGTCCCGCTCCGGCCCCGGCCGCCGGCAGCAGCTGGTCTCAATGGAATCCTTCGGCCAGCACCAGATGGCCGATCTGCTGATGCGGATTGAGACCCTGCTGGCCCAGGGCTACATCCTCAGCATCAACCCCCCGGCGCAGATGCCGACGGTTGACGCCGCCGTCTGCCCCGACCCCTCCACCGCCTGCCTCACCGTCCTCGCCTCATGAACGAGATCGTTTCCTGTCACCCCCGCGTCGCTGATCTGCGGGTCCACGCCCATTACGCCGGGGCCCAGGCCGCCGAGCTGGAAGCCCGCGCCGCTGAGGCCGAGCAGCAGGCCCAGACGCTGAGGCAGCAGGCCGCCGATGCTCGCCGCCGCTACTTCGGCTACCTCGTCCGGATCGACGAGCTGATGGGTGACACCCCCAGCGACTTCGCTCACCTGGCGTGATCGCCTTTCCAACCGCAAGCACCACCATGCGCCGCCCCCCTCCGCCTCGCCCCTGCCACCAGCGCCAAACGCTGGCCCAGCAGGTCGGCACTTACCTCCTCGACTGGCCCCTGCGCCGGATCGGGCTGGGTTTCGCCCTCGTCTTCGCCCTGATCCTGCTGCGGCCGGTGATCGCCGACGTCGTGCGCCACTGCGGCCCCACCGACTGGGCCGCCTGCCGGAGCGCGCGATGAGCAACCACCTACAAGCCCACAGCGTGCGTCGCCTGGCGGTCTGGCGCCGCTCCGGCACCGGCGGCGACTACATCGCGTGGCTCTCACGTCAGTGGGCCGCCTATGACGCCGCGCACGGGATCGCGGTCAGTGATCGGGTGTTCTCGCTGGTGACCTACCAGCAGCATCAGGAACGCTTCACCGCTTGGCTGGAGCAGCTGCAGCCGGTGGGGGAGGTGTCGGCGTGAGCACCGCCTACCGCGACTTCCTGGAGCAGAAGATCCACACGGGCGCCGCCCATGGCTTCGAGCCGGTCTGGATGCCGGATGCTCTGTTCGACTTCCAGCGCTCTCTTGTGGACTGGGCTGTCCGCAAGGGTCGCGCCGCGATCTTCGCGGACTGCGGCCTGGGCAAGACCGCCATGCAGCTCACCTGGGCTGAGAACGTGGCCCGCTACACCGATCGCCCGGTCCTGATCCTGACGCCTCTCGCTGTGGGGCCGCAGACCATCCGCGAGGGTGAGAAGTTCGGGATCGAATGCCACCGCAGCAGCGACGGCAGCGTCCCAGGTCGGATCGTGATCACCAACTACGAGCGGTTGGAGCACTTCAACCCGGCCGACTTCGCTGGAGTGGTGTGCGACGAGTCCAGCATCCTCAAGAGCTTCGACGGGGCCCGCCGCAATGAGATAACCGGGTTCATGCGGAAGGTGCCCTATCGCCTCCTGGCCACCGCTACCGCCGCCCCAAACGACTTCATCGAACTCGGCACCAGCTCCGAAGCCCTGGGCTACATGGGCCACATGGACATGATGGCCCGGTTCTTCAAGAACGACCAGAACAACCTCACCAGCCGGCGCATGTACGGAGAGGCTCCGAAATGGCGGTTCAAGGGGCACGCAGAGACCCCGTTCTGGCGATGGGTCACCAGCTGGGCCCGAGCCTGCCGCAAGCCCTCTGATCTGGGCTTCCATGACGGCCGCTTCTCCCTGCCACCCCTGCGGGAGGTGGACCACCTGATTGCCACCGAGACAGTGCCCGAGGGGATGCTGTTTGCGCTTCCGGCCACAGACCTGCGGGAACAGCGGGCCGAGAAGAAGCGCACCGTCCGCGAGCGCTGCGAACAGGCCGCCGCCATGGTGGCCAGCACAGGAGAGCCTGCCCTGGTCTGGTGCCACCTCAACGAGGAGGGTGATCTGCTGGAGCAGTTGATCCCCGGCGCCATTCAGGTGTCCGGGTCGGATCGTGACGAGGTGAAGGAGCGGCGGTTGATCGACTTCGCCGAAGGTCGCGCCCGCGTTCTGATCACCAAACCCAAGATCGGGGCCTGGGGGCTGAACTTCCAGCACTGCAACCACATCACCTACTTCCCGTCTCACAGCTTCGAGCAGTATTACCAGTCGGTTCGGCGCTGCTGGCGGTTCGGCCAGAAGCGGCCGGTCACCGTTGACATCGTGCTCACCGAAGGTGAACGCCGAATCATGGAGAACCTGCACCGCAAGCGGCAGCAAGCCGAGCGCATGTTCTCCAGCCTCGTCACCGAGATGAACCACTCGCTGGAAATCCAGCGCACCGCCTATCCCAACACCCCCATCAAGCTCCCATCATGGATGTCATCACGGACCGTTACGCCATCTACAACGGCGACTGCATCGAGGTGATGCGCGGACTCCCAGGTGAGTCTGTCCACTTCTCCATCTACAGCCCACCCTTCGCTGGGCTGTATGTCTACAGCTCCAACGAGCGCGACATCAGCAACTGCAGCGACTACGACCAGTTCATGAGCCACTACGGCTACGTGGTCAAAGAGCTGCACCGCCTGACCCTTCCGGGTCGCCTGACGGCTGTTCACTGCACAGACATCCCATCGGGTAACAGCGGCCAGGACTCCCTCATGGACCTGCCCGGCAAGATTATTGCCCTGCACGAGGCCCACGGCTGGCACTACGTCGCCCGACACACGATCTGGAAGGAGCCCCTGTGGGTTCGCAACCGGACGATGGTCAAGAACCTGGCCCACAAGACCATCGTTGACGATGCCGCCTTCGCTGGCGTTGCCTCCGCTGATTATCTGCTGATCTTCCGCCGCAGCGGCACCAACCCCATCCCGATCGCCAATCCCACGGGCCTCGACCACTACGCCGGCGAGTGCCCGATCCCTCAGGAGCTGCTGCGCTACAGGGGCTGGAAGGGAAAGCAGACGGAGAACCGCTACAGCCACTGGATCTGGCGCCGCTACGCCTCCTCGATCTGGGACGACATCAGCATGGGCCGGGTGCTGCCGTTCCGCGACAGCAAGGACCCTGATGACGAGAAGCACGTCCACCCCCTGCAACTGGACGTGATCGACCGGGCCATCTGCCTGCGCTCCAACCCCGGCGAGACCGTCCTGACCCCCTTCATGGGTGTAGGCAGCGAGGTCTACGGAGCTGTGTCCCTCGGTCGCCGTGGCATCGGCATCGAGCTGAAGGAGAGCTACTTCAACCAGGCCGTGCGGAACATGGCGATCGCCGTGGAAGACACACGCGAGCCGGACCAGGTCGAGCTGTTCGACCTGGCCGAACACCTTGCGGAGTCGGTGGCATGACCGGCTCCCACCTCGACCACGCCACCCTCGGCCCGCACCGGTGGGCTTACGTGGCCGGTTGCTGGCGGCAGTGGTCCGATGTGCAGGCCGACTGGCTGCCATCGGCTCCGCCGCCGCCTGAAGCGCACCGCTTCAACTACCGCGAACGAGTGCTGAGCGTGCCCGCAGGTCAAGTGCTCAGCGCGCTGGCTGAACGCCGAGACAGCCAATGAACACCGCCGGCACCTGGTATCCGCCCACCGCCCTGATCGATCAGCTCCTCCCCACCACCTACCACCCCTCCGCCGGCACCGGCGGCAGCCTCCTCCATGCACTTCACCACCTCCCAGGCTCAGCTGACCACCGCCCTGCAGCTGGTCTCCCGCGCCATCGCCTCCCGCCCTTCGCACCCGGTCCTGGCGAACGTCCTCCTTTCCGCCTCTGACGACGGTCTGACCCTCACCGGTTACGACTTGTCCCTCGGCATCACCACCACCATCCCCGCCGCCGTCCTCACCCCCGGCGCCATCACCCTCCCCGCTCGCCTCCTCTCCGACATCGTGGGCCGTCTGCCTGCTGATTCACCCATCGGCGTGCAACAGCTCGACGGCGATCAGGCGGAGCTCTCCAGCAACAGCGGCACCTACACCGTCCGGGGTATGCCCGCCGCCGACTACCCCGACCTGCCTACCGTCACCGGCACACCGCTGGAGATCAGCGCCGATGCCCTGGCCCGCAGCCTGCGCGCCACCCTTGGCGCTGCCGCCACCGATGAGTCCAAGCAACTGCTGACCGGTGCGCACCTGCAGGTCGGGCCCCTGGGGATGGAATGCGCCGCCACCGATGGCCACCGCCTGGCGATCCTCGCTGTCACCGATGGCATGGATGATGCCGCCGCTGAACCGTTCGCGGCCACCGTCCCCGCCCGCTCGCTGCGGGAGCTGGAGCGTCTGCTGGCTCCTGCCGCTGGCCCCCTCCAGCTCACCGCCGCCGCTGGTCAGCTGGTGGTCCGCACCGGCGACCACACCCTGATCACCCGCACGCTCGACGGCACCTACCCCAACTACCGCCAGCTGCTGCCCCCCAGCTTCGACATCCGGGTCGAGGTGGACCGCCGGGCCTTCACTGCTGCGCTCGATCGTGTGGCGGTCCTGGCCGATCAGCACAGCAACGTCATCAAGCTCGCCGCTGATGCCGCCGCTGGCCTCTGCACCCTGCGCGCTGATGCCCAGGACGTCGGCTCGGGTTCCGAAACCCTGGCCGCTGACATCACCGGGGCCGATCTGGCGATCGCCTTCAATGTCCGCTACCTCCTCGATGGCCTGAAGGCCATGGCCACCGATCGCGTCGCCCTCCAGGCCAACAGCCCCACCACCCCGGCAGTGCTGGTGCCCGTGGATGGCATCGACACCATGACCTACCTGGTGATGCCGATTCAGGTGCGCGAGGCTGACCCCGCTCCCGTCAAGGCCAGCCGGCAGGGGGTGGCGGCATGAGCACCACCAACACCCGCCGCCCCCTGGCCCAGGCTCTAAATATCGCCAGCGGCATCGTGGCTGAATTGGGACCGCATTGCGAGCAGATCGAAATTGCCGGCAGCATTCGTCGCCAGCGGCCTACCATCGGAGATATTGAAATTGTTTGCCTCCCGGCGAACTACGATGCGTCACCTCTATTCCGCTCCGGCGTCGCCCTGGTAGTGGAGCAGTGGGAAAAAATCAGGGGCGAGCTTCCCTGCCGCTACACGCAGCGATTGCATCCCAGCGGGATGAAAGTGGACCTGTTCATGCCAGATCCTCGCGGATTCGGCCTCCAGCTGGCGATCCGCACTGGCTCCGCCGCCTGGAGCCATCAGGTACTGGCCCGCGCATGGGTGCGCGCTGGCTATCGCTCTGAAGGAGGCCTGCTGCGCGACTTCGCTGGCCGAGTCGTTCCCACCACCACAGAGCGGCAACTGTTCGAGTTAATCGGCCTGCCGTGGGTGGAGCCAGTGAACCGAGATGTGGCGGCATGAGCACCACCACCGGCACCTGGTACCCGCCACCCCTGCCCGACCCCTGCCACCCCACCGCCGGCACCGGCGCCTTTCTGCTCACCCCACCCACCACCACCATGCCAATCTCCGATCTCAATCCCAACATCGCCGAGGAGCGACAACGCCCCCGCAAGGACGCCCCGGTCCTCGGCCCCCAGTTCCGCTCCCTCGGCAGCCTCTGGGCCCTGGAGGTGCCGCTCACCGCTGGCCGCCCCATCCGCTGCACCATCCGCGCCGCCAGCCTGCGGGACGCCATCGACATCGCCGCCAGCCGCTACGCCATGGCCCGGGTGGATGGCATCCGGGAGCTGAGCGAAGCTGAAGCCCGTGGGCTGGGGGTGGGGCGATGAGCACGGACTTCCGCTATTTCTATCCACATAGCTGGCAACCGCTGCCCGATCATCCACCACTGCCCTGGGAGGAGCCCCAGCCATGACCACCCCCAACCGCCCGCCGTTGTGGCAGGTGATGACGCAAGCGCGATACAACTCTGAAGGCGCCCGTTTGGCATCGATCCGTCACGCCACCGCCGCCGAGATCCGCGCCGTGCGGGACTGGCTTGTGCCGGACGAGAAAGGCGTCGTTCACCAAATGCACGATCCACAGCTGCACCGTTGGCGAGAACGCCAACACCTCCGCGCCCTGCTCACCGCAGAGGCCGACCGTGCGGAGCGGGGCGAATGACTGAGGCCACACCAGCGCCCTTTCGCAACTTCGACGGCATGTGCTGGCCCGTTCCATGCAGTCGCCTTGACGACGTGGAACACTGCCTTCGATACGACCATGAAATTACTCACTTTTCCATGAAAGATCGACTTTTAGCCGCTTCTGTTATTGCCGCCTACAAGGATCTGATTCAAAGACCAAACATTCGCCGGAATGCCATCTGCAAAGAGCTGCGCAAGGGACCGGGGGGCGACCATGGCTGACATCGAACGCATCAACACCATGCGCCTCCGCCCTGGCGACACCATCACCATGCGCCAGCAGTTCCCCCGTGGCCCCTGGGTCGAGTACCGCCGCACCCTGCTGTGGCACGGCGAGCAGATCGCGGTCTGGGCCAGCAGCACCCGCAACAACAACCGCCCCGAGTGGTCGGAGCCCCATGAGACCGCCAGCCCGGTCGGGGCCTATGGCGACTGGCGGAAGGTGGATCCATGAGCTACAGAATCAAACCCCAAGGAGGATCAATGCTCTACAGGCTCAACAACAGGATCGCCCGTGTCCTGTTCATGTGGCACCCAGCCCATGCCCCGCACTGGCCCGTGTTCTCGGCCCGTGAGGACTCCGGGCGCATCGGTCGCGTCAAGTGGGTCAACTCCGACACCGAGAACAACGCCTGGGGCCGCTGCTGGTGGGGCCGATGACCTGGCAACCGATCGACACCGCACCCACGGACGGGACCGAGATCCTGGCCAGCGACTACGACGCAATCGAGATCGTGCGATGGGAGCCCCGCGCCTTTGATCTTTTCCCGGCCGCATGGGTGAATCGAGAGGAGCACGTCATGTTCCCCGCCTGGTGGCAGCCCCTGCCCGACCATCCACCCCTGCCGGAGGCACCGTGAACCACCCCATGCAACCCACACCCGAGCAGTTCGGGGAATGGCTGGCGGAAGCCATCCGGCTTTTCCCCATGCGCCGGCCTGGCGACATCGCTGGTCACGTCGCCCGCCTGGCCTATGCCGCCGGGGCCGATGCGGAGCTGGAGGCGTGCTACGCATGGACGGCAATCGTTGGCGGCGCCGAGGTGCTCCGCGCCGCCCGCCGTCCCGCGCCCACGCCGCAACAGCGAGCCCTGGCTGTCATTGGTGCCGCCTTGTCTGCGGGCCGCCTGACCCCGGAGGAGTACAGCGCCATCAGTGAAGCCATGGGCGGGCTGGAGATCGCTAATGCCTGACCACTGCATCCTCGACTACGCCCAGCAGCCCCCGCGCCTCCGCTGCCTCTGCTGCGGCGATGAGCACTGGGTGATGCTGCCCATGCCTGTGACCGAGCTGGTGGGTCTGTCAGACGAGTTCACCGCCAGGCACCGCCGCTGCCGGCGGGAGGTGGCGGCATGACCTACCCCCTGACCACCACGCTCAACAGAATCTGGGCCGCTAATCCCTGCGACGAAGGCAAAGCCCGAGCACTGGCCGCCGCCGGCAAGGTCGTCCCGGACGATGAACCCATCAGCTATGCGCAGATTGTCGAGGCCGTTGGCCTCGGTGACGCTTTGTGGTGCTGTCGAGCAGAGCCGCGCTACGCCCGCGAATGGCGTCTCTACGCCGTCTGGTGTGACCGTCAAGTCCAGCACCTGATGACCGACTCGCGCAGCATCGCTGCGCTGGAGGTAGCGACGAGGCACGCAAATGGTGAGGCGTCGAACGAAGAGCTGACCGCTGCCAGGACCGCTGTCTGGGACGCTGCCGGGACCGCTGTCCGAGACGCTGCCAGGGCCGCCCAGCAACAGGCTTTCCTGCGGCTCGTCACTACTGGCACCCTGCCCGCCGGGGAGGTGGAATCGTGAGGCTAATTACCAGCGACAGAAACCGCCTCAGGCAGGACTTTGAGAGCAAGCTGCCCAAGAACCTTGGCAAGCCTTACATCATGAGCACATTCGATACACCATTTACGTGTGTCGCCTTCTTTGATGGCAAGCAGCACGAACTGACAGACGGAAGAATTATTCACGGATGCGAGCTGAGATTGCTTGAGTACGGCGCTGGCTTCAAGGCCAAGAAAATGCTGGCCGCCATCATTGGCGTACAGGAGGAGCCAGCCAAAGTTGTTTTATGTGCTCTCAGGTGCCAAGGCACAACACCAAGGGAGATCCGGCCCTACACGACAATGATTCGTGAAATGTTTGGTGAAGCAACTGCCCGGTCATCCAAATCGTCAGAGGGGGAGGTGGAGTGATGCCCTCTGATCTCCACGTCGCCCTCGATGCCTTCGCCGCCCTGTGCCTGATGGAGGGACTGGTCAAACCCGTCGCCATCCGCCTCACCCGCTGGCTGCTGGCCCGCGCCGATCGCTGGGCGCAGCACGTACTCGCTGGCCGGCAGGCGAAGGGGCAGTGGGGGAGGGTGGCATGAGCAAGTGCATCTTTAGCTGCGGCGGCGGCGTTCAATCCACAGCCGCTCTGGTGCTGGCCGCACAAGGCCGCATCCCTTACCGCACGTTCATCTTTGCCAACGTCGGCGATAAGGCTGAAGACCCGCGCACATTGCGCTATGTGGCCGAAGTGCTTAAGCCTTATGCCGCCGCAAGCGGGATTGAGTGGGTTGACGTTCAGCGCTGTCGCCGCGATGGCACGCCAGTTGATCTGTCTGAGGATCTGCAGCGTCCCGTCCGGGCCATCAACATCCCGGTGCGGATGAGCAACGGTGCGCCTGGTCGGCGGAACTGCACCACTGAGTTCAAGATCAAGCCGATCGCCCGTTGGATCAAGCGCAACGCCCCCGGCTGCACGCTGGGGAAGGGCATCAGCACCGACGAGCCGCATCGGGCCACGCCAAGTCGCGAAAGTGACGGCTACGTCAGCGCCTATCCGCTGATTGAGCTGGGCGTTGACCGCAGCGAATGCCTGCGCATCGTTGCTGCCGCTGGCCTACCCCAGCCGCCCAAGAGTAGCTGCTGGTTCTGCCCGTACAAGACGACCGATCAGTGGGTGGCCATGCGCCAGGAGCGCCCTGATCTGTTCCTGGCGGTCACCCTGCTGGAGCAGCATCTGAACCGCAAGCGACAGGAGCTGGGCCGCGATTCTGTGTTCATCAGCGGCGTTGGCGCTCGCAAGGGCCTGCCGATCAACCAAGCAATCCCCAACCAGCTGGGTCTGTCTCCCGAATGGATCGACGAGCAGGACGGTTGTGAGTCTGGCTATTGCATGACATGACCGAGCAAACCACCCAGCAACGCATCCGCCTGGCCCTGGCCCTCTGCGCCGCCAACACCGACCTCAACCCCTGCACTCGTGCCTGTGAGGACTGCCTGCTGCTGTCCACCGCCGTCGCCCACGAACTGGCCGCCCTGCTCCGCCAGCGCCACGGCCACAGCGACACCGCCGACTGGCTGGAGGCCATCGGCAGCCATCAACCGGAAACCTCAGCCATGAGCACCCCAACCCCCGCCGCCATCGAGGCCCGCTTCCGCGAGTGGTGGGCGCAGTCCTATCCCACCCCGCCGGGCACCCACGCTGTCTTCACACACGTCGGCTTCGGCACCTGGCTGCTGGAGCAGGCCGCCGCTGCTTCGGTTGCCAATCGGCAGCAAGGGGATTAGACTCCCCCGCGTCCAGCCGTGCGCGTGACGTGCCTGCCGGCAGACCCAGCACCCTCACTCCTGACCTCATCGCTGCTGCGGTTGAGGTAGCCGAACACTGCCCCAGTTACGTGGCCATCGGTCGCGCTGTTGGGGTCACAGAGCAAACCATCCGCCGATGGATGCGTGATGGTCGATCACCTGATGCAGACCCGCTGCAGCAGCAATTTTCAACGGCCATTCATGAGGCCATCCTGCGATCGGAAGTCGCCCTTACCCGCAAGATCGCAGCCGGTGAGGCCAAGGATGCGGCCTGGCTGCTGACACATAGCCCCTTCTTCCGTGAGGAGTGGTCCGACGCCGCCGCTGATCGCCGAGCTGAGAAACGCACCATGACCGCCGTGATGGACGCGATCATCGCTGCGGGTCTCCCCCCGGAGCAGGAGCGCATCCTGCAGCTGAACCTCAGGGCTCGCGGTCTCGGTGTTGAGCCGCAGGAGCCCACTGATGCGGGTAGCTGATCCCGGTGCCAGGCTCGCCGCCCTGGATCTGCTGCAGCTCGGGGCGCAGCCGGAGCTGGTGGACATCAGCCACTACATCAGCAGCCTCAGTGCCACCCTCAGCGACCCGCAGCGCAGCGTCTACGACAACCCCGCCCGGTTCAAGTACCTGATGGCCGGCAGGCGGTTCGGGAAGACCTTTTTGTCGATCACCCGCCTGCTGACCTGGGCCCTGGCCACCCCCGGTGGGTTGTTCTACTACGTGACCGCCACCTATCGCATGGCGAAGCAGATCGCCTGGGTGGACCTTAAGCGCACCGTGCCTCCGGCGGCCCTGGCCAGCAAGAACGAGGGGGAGCTGTCGATCGAGCTGATCAACGGCGCCAGGATCTACCTTAAGGGCGCCGAGGATCCCGACCGGTTGCGCGGCGTGAGCCTCTCCGGCTGCGTGGTCGATGAGGCCGCCTACGTGCGGCAGGACGCGTGGACGATGGTCCTGCGGCCGGCCCTGAGCGATCAGCAGGGCCCGGCCTGGTTTATCACAACCCCCGCCGGTGAGAACTGGTTTACTGATGCCCTGCGGGCTGCCGAGACCGGGGAGGACCCAGAGGGCAGCGGCTTCCGCTTCACCACCGCCGACGGCGGCCGGGTTGCGCAAGCTGAAATCGAGGCCGCCCGCCGAACCCTGGGGCCAGACCTGTTCGCGCAGGAGTACCTGGCCGAGGTGGTGGACCTGCGCGGTGCCGCCATCTTCCGCCGCGAGTGGTTCAGCTACTACGACCCGGCTGAGCTGCCGCCGCTGGCCTCCCAGCGGGTCCTGTGCAGCGTTGACGCCAACTTTAAGGAGGGCAAGAGCAACGACTATGTGGGCATCACCGTCTGGGGCTGCAGCAGCAGCCGGATGCACCTGCTGTCGGCCGCGAACCAGAAGATCGGCTATGTGGACACCCTGGCCCTGATCCGCACGCTTTGGGACCGCTGGCAGTTCCGTGAGCTCCTGATCGAGGACAAGGCCAACGGCAGCGCGATCATTGACCAGCTCAAGCGCGAAGCCGCCGGCTACCAGATCGTGCAGGTCAACCCCCTCGGCGGGAAGGCGGCCCGGGGCAACGCCGCTGCCCCCAGCTATGAGCAGGGCCTGATCTGGCATCCGCAGGCCGCGCCCTGGTTGCGGGCCGTGGAGGAGCAGCTGCTGTCGCTCGGCGTGCGGGATGACGGGCACGACGACCTGGCTGATTCCGTGACCCAGGCCGTCAACTACGTCGCCGGCACCGGCCCTATGCGCGTCTCGACGGTCCACTACGGCCGGGGTCTGGAGGCTGCGCCGGCTGACCCCTTCGAGCGCTTCGCTGACCAGCAGCAGCGCCTGAGCACCGCCGCCACGGCGGCCCGCAACCGCCGCCTCTCCTGATCCCATGCCCACCACCACCACCGCTGAGCCCGGAAACATGGCGCCGTGTGCGACCACCGGCGATGAACCAGCAGCCCCTGTCCGAGTGCTACCTGAGGCTGGCGGAGGTGAGCCAGGAGGAGCTGAAGGGCCGCCCGATCGCGGGGCACTGGCGGGAGCGGAGCGGGATGCTGGAGGGGTGCCGGTACGGCGGGGCGTGGCATCCACTGCGGGGCGCCGAGCGCGGACCCGGCGGAACGCTGCTGGTCGGCGGGATGATCCTGGTTCCGGAGGGCTGAGCAGCGAGGAGCTCAAGCGCTACCCGCCCACCGCCGAGTCGGAGGCCCTCGTCACCGCGAACCTGAAGCTGGCGCGCAAGGTGGCCTGGGGCTACTTCAGGAAAACGGGCGGGGCCGTGGCCTACGACGACCTCGAAGCGCTGGCCTTCGTGGGGCTGATCAAGGGCTGCCGGCGCTTCGATCCCGCCCGCGGCTGCAAGCTCTCAACGATCGCCTACCCGTTCATTCACGGCGAGATCCTGCACTTCTTCCGCGACAGCGCCTACACCATCCGCTTCCCGATGCGCTGGCGCGAGATATGGGGGCGGGCCCGGGCGCTGCTGGCCGACCCGGACATGACCCCGGAAGCGGTGGCGGAAGCCTGCGGGCTGAGCGGGCCCGATGAACTGGCCGAGATGCTGGCCGCGATGACCGGCACCAGTGAGCTGAACGACGAGACCCAGGGCCGGCACGTGGATGCCGAGCAGGAGATCGACCTGATCGGCGCTGTCCTGCCCCTGGTGGAGCGCGCTTGGGACAACCTCCGCCCCTGCGATGCCGGCCTGATCGCTGCCTGGTGGGAGGCCCCGCGCCGCAAGCCGTTTCCCACCCTGGCGATGCGGCAGCTGCTGGGCCGTGTCCGGCGCCTGCTGGACGGGGTGCCGCTGGCGGAGTACCGGCAGCGCTCCCTGCCGCTGCTGGTGGCGAAGGCCGCCGAGGTGCAGGCCAGCGAGACCGCCAAGGCCCCGCGCCGCCCCCGCGGCCGCAGCCTGGCGCAACTGACTGCAGCGGCTGAACAGATGGGGTTTGCGGATCTGCTGGCCTGAGGCCGGAAACCTCAATCAGCAGGCAGCGCGAGAGCTAGGTGGCGGTCCGCATTGACGACCCAACGGATGACCCGAAGCTCCCCAGCTATCGGCATCCGGTGCTGCGCGAGATCGACGCGGATCTGAAGGTTGCGGGCGACTGCTGGGATGCCCTGCGGGGCGCGATCGCCTCCTACCTGCCGAAGGAGCCCGGCGAACCTGACGACGCCTACAAGGCCAGGACCGGCCGGGCCGTCTATCGACCCGTCTACCGCCAGGCGATCGAGGGATTCACGGGCGTCCTGACCCGCTATCAGCTGGCCGACCCACCGGAGACGTGGGAGCAGTTCGCCGACGACATCGACCTGGAGGGCAACGATCACCGCGCGTTCTGGGCTGCTGCCGATGCCCTGGCCCTGCGGGATGGGGGCTGCCTGATCACCGTCGAGATGCCGCCGGGAGAGGCCGCCACTCGGGCCGAGGAGCTGGCCCAGGGCCGCCGCCCCTACCTGACGCTGCATCAGCGCTCCCACGTCCTGAACTGGCGCCTGGCCACCGTCAACGGTGTGGAGGTGCCGCAGCAGGCCACGGTCCTGGAGCTGGCCGAGGTGGATGACGAGGCCTACGGGGTCAAGACCCAGGCCCGCTACCGCATCCACGGCCCCGGGGTCTGGCGGCTGGTGACGATCGACCGGGCCAGCAACGGCGAGGCTGTGGTCCGGGAGCTGGAGCAGGGCACCTACCTCGATGCCGCCCGCAACCCCCTGCCGTTCCCGCCGCTGATCTGGTACTCGGCCGAGATGGTGGGCTTCGGCAAGGGGCACCTGCCCCTGCGGCAGCTGGCGCTGATGTCGATCGAGCACCTGCAGAAGCGCAGCGACCTGGCGGAGAAGACTCACAAGTGCGCCATGCCGGTTCCCGTCCGCACCGGCGTAGCCCCCGACGCCCCCGGCAGCCGCGCCAAGCCGCTGGTGCTGGGGCCGAACACCGTCGTGGACCTGCCGCCCGGTGGAACGTTCCGCTTCGAGGAGCCGTCAGCCTCAAGCCTGGCGGAACAGCGGACGCAGATCACCGAGCTGGAAGAGGCCATGCGTCAGGCGACGATCAGCTTCCTGCAGGGCAGCAGCGCCAAGACGGCTACGCAGGCGGGGCTGGAGGCGACGCAGGCCCAGGCCAGCATCGCCAACCTGGCGCGGCAGAAGAACAGCGCCATGCAACGGGCCATGGCGATCTGGGCTCTGTTCACCGGCGATCGACTGGAGGAGGGCGCCGGCATCGTGATGAGCCCCACCATCTACGACCGGCCGCTGGAGGCCGCTGACGTGGCTCAGCTCGCGGCCATGGATGCCAACACGCAGATCAGCCGGCGCAGCTTCGTCGAGGAGCTGATCAAGGGTGGCCGGCTCACCACCGTCAGCAGCGCGGAGGAGGAGCTGGAGCGGCTGGCCGAGGAGTCCCGGCAGCTGCAGCAGGACACGGAGGAGCAGGCCCCGCCGGTGCCGGGCGGTGAAGACCTGGCCGAGGAGGACATCGACCTACCCGGCAGCGATCAGGTGACCGCTCAGCTGGCGGACGACTGATCGGCCCCGGGGAGGTTGCTGCAGCGCTGGATGCTGTCGGTGGCCCCGTCGATGAAGGCCCGCCGCTTCTCCCAGGCGTCGCCCCCCTCCATGCCCCGGAGTGGGTTCTGGCGGCGGGGATCCTTCACGACGTTGCAGACCAGGCCCGCGAGATCGAGGTCTGATCCCGGCTTGCCGGTGGCCCAGTAGTGGAGCCCGTTCAACCATCGGGCGCCGCAGCGCTCGCATTGCCGGCAGCTCATGGGGGCGAGCGCAGAGGTTGCGACAGGTTGCCGGGGATCGCTGCCGGCTGGGGGATCAGCAGGCGGAGGTTGGCGTAGTCGTAGAAGTCGGTGGCCACGGAAAGGATGCAGTGTTAACGGTTTGCCAGCCGGCTACGTCCTCCGCCGCGCACCTTGTAAGTGTTGGCGTTGAAATTGCTGGCGGTCCTGCGGCTTGACTTGATAGGTGTTGATCGACCTAAAAGATTGAATTGCTGGCCAACAACAGACCTGCTGATTCCACTGCTCCTCTTGTTCTGGCCATAGGTTTTCTTGCTTGATAAAACATCGCGCACTTGGCCCGTGTATCTAGCGCGAGCTGCAGCGGTAGACCTGAACTTCACTTTCTGACCAGACAGCTCCCCAGTGCTAACAGCCCTTTGAGTCTCAAAAGCCTTATTTGCTTCTGAAATGGCCATCCGCTGCCTGAAGCTGTTGTCTCTCGCTTGGCTTCTAAGCCTCCTGAAGCCAGGCTCTATGTTTGCTAGTGCTTTTGTCGCGGCGCCACCTCTAGACAAAAAGTTATTCTTAGAACTTGGAGGTTCAAACTCCATTCCCTTGAGCTTTTTAACCTGCCGAGACATACGGGCAAGCTCTTTGGTTGGCTCTAGAGACTTTCGACCCTTCAATGTCCCGCCAACCCTGGCCGCTGTCATCTTCGCCCCACCACCTGCCCTGGTGGTGCCACCGCCCTTCAGCCGCGCACCCCTGCCGCCCGTCTGGCCGGAGTATCCCCCACTAGCGAAACGACCGCGAGCGTCACGGCGGTACTTGCGGGCCATCTGAGTGCGTCTGAGCTTTGCCTCAGGTTTCCTGCCTGATGATCCAGTCCTTCAGCTCTGCAACGTGCTGTCTGCCGGCGGAAACCTGGGTTGACGGCACAGGCTTTCCCATGTCACGGACCTACCGGCGAGATGCCAGCGGGCGGTTCGCGGGTGGTGTCAGCGCTGCACCTCGCACCATGAGGACTGCCCTGGCCCGCACCGTGGCGCCCCAGGGCGCGATCGCCAAGCGCAAGGCCAGTCGGATGGCCAACCGCGATGCCCCCAAGGGCAAGGAGGAGATCGGTGGGGTGGGGCCCTGGATCCTGCGCGATCGACCCCGCCGGCTGCCGGGCGGCCCGTTGGCTCCGGCCAAGCTGCGCCGCGGTTCAGACGGCGCCGTCCGGCCGGTGGCGTCAGCCGGCAAGCGACGGCGCAGCGCCAGGACACGGCAGAAAAGCGGCTGAACGGAATCCTGAGCTGACGGCACAGGCTGACCCATGGCACGGACCTACAAGCGCGATGCACGCGGACGCTTCTCTGGTGGTGGTGGTGGCTCCAGCGGCGGCCGTGGCGGCAGGCCAGCCACCAAGCGTGTGCAGCGCGGCACCAATCGGCTCACCCGCGACAACTCCGGCAAGATCACCGGCCAGGGCGGCAGCGGTGCCACGGCTCGCGGTGGCCGCCTGAAGACTGCTGCAGGAAATCAACGCGCCACCCAGCTCGATCGGCTCAAGGGGCGAATCGCTGGGACCGTCGGGAAGGGTGGGAAGGTGAAGGGTGGGGCGAGGGCGAAGGCGGTGGCCGCTAAAGGTGGGCGAGCAAGTTTGCAGCCTCAAAACATGGGGCCCAAGGGAAAGAAAAGATGGCTGTCAAATGATCAAGTGGTTCAAGCCAATGAAGCTAGGGGTAGTGACATACGAAACACGGCATCGGTGTTTCGATCCAAGTTTTCAAAGAAAGAAGTTGAGGCTACTGAGGCAAAAACACTAGGAGGCTACATTGCCAAGGTGGCCGGAAAGCCGCTTCCGTTCGCCACTGCCAACAAAGTTAGAGATCGGATTGAAAAGGTGACCGGCGTTGGCTATGGCAAGCTGCAAGGCGTCAGGGTTTCAATCGATAATGCAAGAAAAACCGTCACTTACAATTTAACTTCTGTGGCTCGCAAGCAAGCAAGTATTGCTGAAAAGGTTGGCTCTCGCAAACCTCGCCGCCGCCGCTAACCCACCCCCCCCCAGCCGGAAACCTAGACCACCCCCACCACCGGCCCCGTGCCAAACCTCCCCTTCGTCGTCGCACCCAAGCGGCAGACCGAACTCGTCGAGGCCACCGTCAACGGCGAAACCTGCTCCATCCGGTGGCCCAGTAGTGCAGGCCGTTGATCCACCGTGCGCCGCAGCGCTCGCATTGACGGCAGGACATCGCAGGAGCGCGAGGGTTGCGACAGGTTGCCGCCGGAAACCTGAGGCACAGGCACGGCACAGGCAATGGCAAGGCGCTACACCCGCGACGCACGCGGACGGTTCGCGTCCGGTGGCTTCAGTGGCCAGACCGGTGGCCGTGGCGCCCGGCTGATGTCCGGCGGCCGATCCCGCGCCGGTGGCGGGGCCACGATCAAGGCGGCACCCACCGGCGGCCGGCTGCCTGGCGTGGTGCCCAAGACCCCATCCGGTGGCCGCGCTGCTGCTGCTGCACGCCGCAAAAACTACCTGGGGCGCACGTCTCAGAGGCCTGATCCCGTGAAGGTCCGCGAGCAGGCCCGCAAGCCCCGCAGCGAACCCCTCACCACCGGCGGTGGCACCCTGGCCGCCCGCTCCAGCCTGCGGCGATCCCGCGCCAAGCTCCGCGAGAACGACACGCCGTCACAGCGGGGTGCGGTGACCCGGGCGAGCCGCTACACCGGCATGGCGATCAAGCGCGAGCGGGTGAGCCTGGGGCAGAGCGTGCAGGGTCGCTTCCAGCGGGGCAAGGGGCGCACGGCCGCCACTCCCGCCGCGGCACGGCCGACCCGTCCCGAGCGCGGGACACTCGCGGCCCGGGGTCGCCTGCGCGATGCCCGTGGCGCTGCTGCCGCTGGCCTCAACCCCAGCGCCGCCCGGGGACTGACCCGCGCCAACCGCGATGCCGCCGGGGCACAGCGGGCCAACCGTCAGCGGCTGGGGCAGAGCCCGGCGGGGAGGTTGGTGCGGGGCAAGGGCCGCAAGGCTGGGCCGGAGGTGTCACCCACCACCGTGATGGGCCGCCCGGGTGAAGGTGCCCGCCCGCCGAAGATCAGCGAGGTGCTGCGGGGCAACCTCCGCGCCCTGGCCCAGTCGGATGCCCGCTTCTACCGCGAGCTCGAGCGGGACTTCGGCATCAAGATCCCCAGCCCCACCGCCTCGCGAGCCAAGACCCTGCCGCCGCCCCCGGGTGGGCAGTCCGGCGCACGCTCCGGCAAGGTGTCCACGGCCCTGCGCGAGGGCCTGCGGTCCCTGGCCCAGGCTGATGCCCGCCGCCTGCGCGACATCGCCGCGATCACCCGGGACGGGCCGGCTGGCACCCTGCAGGGCAGCGGCAGCCGCCCGAGGCTGGCCAGCAGCAAGCCACGGCTGGGGCCTGGCAAGCGGCGCAAGCGCTGAGCGGAAACCTGGCCTAACGGCATCAGGTCTGACTCATGGCACGGCGGTACGCCCGCGACTCCCGCGGCAGATTCTCATCCGGTGGTGGTGGAGGCGGCGGCGGCCGATCCAGTGGAGGGAAGTCCGGCGGCGGCAAGGCAGCCAGCACCCGTGCCGCCAACACCGCGCGCGCCGCTCAGCTGAAGGCCGCCGGCACGACCGGCCTGGGTGGTCGCGTCAAGGCCAAGGGTTTCACTGGCGGGAAGGGCGCGCAGCAGCGAGCTGGAGGGCTGCGGGCCGCTGGCAGCATCAGCGGACCCGCCCGCGCCAATACCGTGGGCCGGGGTGGTCGCATGACCACGGCTCAGCGCTCGGCCACCAGCGGAGCGATCAAGAAGTCCCAGGCCGCCACTAGCCGCGCCGCCCAGAAGGGCAACAAGCCGGCCCGCACCGACAAGGCACCGGCCAACCCGGCGAAGGCCCGTTACAAGGAGCTGAGCGGCCGCAGCCGTCGATCGGGTGCCTTCCGCACTGCAGAGGAGAACCGCAGTGCCGCCGGCGCACGCCGCAGTAAGGCTGCGATGGAGCGCCGCCGGGGTCGCTGAGCCCCAGGGCGGAAAGCTGGGGCGCACCACAGCACCCCATGACCAACACACCCACCTACCGGCAGGCGGTGACCGCCGTCGGTCGCCTGCTCCAGCCCCAGGCCGGTGAGCCCCGCGTTCAGCGGGTGATCGCTCGCCGGCCTGATGGCACCTTCCGCACCGTGATCGACCGCACCCTCACCCCTGCGGAGCGCACCGATGGCTGATCCGACCGAACTGCTGGAGGAGTACGGCGAGGAGGACGATGCCGTCTGCTCCCAGGGTGATCTGCTGGACTTCCAGCAGGCGATCCTCGACCTGTGCGCCGAGAACGCGGACCTGCCGCTGATCGGCCTGATCGGCGCCCTGCACACCGCCGCCCATGTGCTGACCTCGACGGCCTTCGACGTCTCCGATGACGAGCTGGACGAGGGCGAGGAGATCGACGGGGAGCTGCTGAGCGGGGATGGCCCGCTGGCTGTGTCCTACGCCGTGGATGACGACACGGACGAGGGTTGATCCGTGGCCGATGGCGCCCTGGCCCTGGAGCTGGCGGAGGATTCGGCCGATGCCCTGGCCGCGATCGAGGACCGCGCCGAGAAGGAGGCGAACACCACCCTCCGGCTCGCCCTCGTCGCTGTCCTGGACCAGCTGCGCCGGGCGTTCGTGCGCTACCAGGAGGCTGCGGCTGCCCCCAGCAGCGTCAGCCCTGCTGAGCTGACCGCCCGGTACCAGGAGGTGATCCGCGCCGCCCAGCGGTTCCTGACCGATGGGGAGCTGCAGGCCTGGGAGACCAGCTACCGGCGGCACCTGGAGGCGGCGATCACCGCCGGGGCCAAGGCGGCTGAGCAGCAGCAACGGGCCGAGGATCCCGCCACACCACCGCCACCGTTCGCCGGGCCTGATCCGGTGATCGTCGGCGCCCTGCTGGCTGCTGCGGTGGTGGCGATGCGATCAGAGGCCGTGACCTTCCGCGATCAGCTGGTGGTGCTGGCCAGCAATGCCGCTGCCCAGGGCTGGGGCACCCGACGGCTCGAGCAGGAGGCCCGGCGGGCGCTGGTGGGCATCACAGCTCCGCAGGCCCCACGGCCGGGGGCTGGTGGCCGTCCTGCTGCTGGAGCCCGGCGCAGCCCCCAAGCCCGCCGGCCACAGACCGGGGTGGTGCAGCGGGTGATCGTCAACCTCCGCACCAACCTGCAGCAAGCTGCGCAGCAGGCGACGCAGACCCTGGCCCGGGCCGCTGGCTACCAGTACGCCCGCTGGATCGCCACCCGCGACGAGCGGACCTGTGCCTACTGTGTCGCCAGGCATGGACGGATCTACCGGCTCGACCAGGTGAGCCTGCCGGCGCACCGTCGTTGCCGGTGCCAGTTGCAACCGCTGGCCACCGATGACGTGGAGAACCCCGACGCGGACGCCCGCGAACGCGCCCTCAACGGCACCTTCTGGCGCCAGTCCCAGACCCGCGTCTGGCGCGAGTACGCCGCCAGCCGGGGCCGCAGCACCACCGAGGTGCGGCCGGAGCTGCTGCGGGCTGCAGCGACACCCACCGCGAATGAGCGCTGGCGCACCCCTGGCACGACACGGACGGCGCAGCCGGTGGTCACCCTCGACGGCCCTGGTGGCGTTGATCTGACCACCGCCGTGCGCCAAGCCGCTCGCAATGCCAACCGGCAGCAACCCAGCACCTGATCCATGCCCCTGCCCCCTGACCTGCACGCCTTCCTGTTGCTGCAGGTGACCGTCGATCAGCGCGACCCCGAAGCGACCCGCCAGGCCCTGCGCCATGCGGCGACCACGCTCGAGGCCAGGGAGGCCGAGCATGTGGCCCGGACGCTGGCGGGGACGATCCCGCCGAGGGCCAAGCACTGGCTGAGCGGGGTTTGAGCGGCAACCTCACTCAACCCCTGCACCCCTGCGATGAACGGCGGCAACCACAGCAAGCCCAAGCCGAAGGGCAAGGGGAAGGGCGGCAAGGGGAAGGGCTGACGCGGCAACCTGAGGCACGACCCCCCACGCCATGGCGCTGCCCCTCCCCACGCTCAACGCCCTCTGGCGGACCACACCGATCGATGACCGGGATGCCATCCGCTCCTATGCGGACGCTCCGGCCACGGAGGTGAACCTGCACCGGCTGACGGTCGCCATGAACCTCATGGCCGAGGCGTCACCTGCCGCTGTCGCCAAGGTCAAGCGCTGGATTGACGAGATCGAGGACCTGGAAAGCATCTGGGCCGACAAGGTGGCCAGCGGCACCGCGCACCTGGGGAACGCCGAGGAGTACGAGGGCCCGGTCCCTGGCACCACCCCCACCCGTGACCAGCAGCTCAAGCGGGCCGACGTGGTGGAGTGGGACACCAACCTGCTGCGCGTGCGCTACCGCTCCGGCGCTGGTGGTGCCGCCACTGAGGGCGCCGTGCTGGCCGCTCGCGTCAATGAGCTCAAGGGGCAGGTGCTCACCGCCGTCGGCTTCGATGGGGGCCACAGCGGCGCGCGGATCATCCGCTCTTGATCGGCCGGAAACCTGAGGGCAAACCCCCTCGGGACCCATGGCTACCGGCGCATTCTTCAACGCACTCAACTACCGATTCTGGGTGAAGGCCGGGACGACCTCCTCGACCGCACCCAGCGGCTCCAGCACCATGACCGAGGTGCTGAGCCTGACGAATGCCGGCATCCAGTCCCAGTCCCAGACCACCGAAGTTCGCGACTACGGCTCCCCCCAGGGCTTCAGCGCATCGCTGGTGACCGGTCAGAGCTACTCCATCCCGATGGAGATGAACCTGGACCTGCGGGATGCCGGCTACAAGATCCTCAAGGCCGCCGCCAAGGATGCCGCTACCGGCGTGACGGTGCAGTGGTATCGCGAAAGCCCCGAGATGGATCCCAGCGGCAACCCGGAGATCCATGCCGGAGTGGCATTCGTCACCGACTTCAGCGAACAGATCCAGGCCGGTGATGTCAGCAAGGTGACCTTCACCCTCAGCGGCTACGGCGCCTACACCTGGACCGCTGAAACCGACTGATCCCTGCCGGGATCGTGAAGGGGCGGGCTTCGGTCCGCCCTTTCTGCTGTCAACGCCCCAGTGCTGCCCACTGCTCCGCAAAGAACCGCGCCATCGGCTGGTGCTGCAGCGCTGGTGTCATCCAATCCCGGCCTGGGACCACGGTGCCGCGGTTGGTGGTGTAGCCGGTGAAGATCGGCCTGGCGTAGGGGAAGCCGCCGGGGCTGACCGGATTCCACGTGAAGGCCAGCCGGTTGATACCGGCGGTGGTCAGGGTCTGGCTGCGCAGAAACTCACCGGTGTCCACGATGTCGCGTGGACTGGTGACGGTCTGACCCCTGCTGCGCCTGGTGGCTCGCGGCCAGCTGAACTGCGCGGTGTTGATCTCCTCCCGCAGCTGGGTGCCGAGTGTCTGTCCGTAGGCCGTGAGGATGCGCGGGATGCGCTGCTCCAACTGGCGGCCCCGCCAGCCGGTGATACGCACGGTGGCCGTCAGGCGGATCATCAGCCGTTGACGAACCGCTGCAGGCGGATCTTGTCACCCAGTACGCCCTGAACGGTGGCACCAATGAAGCCGGTGGCGCCGAAGGGATAGCGAGCGTTTACCACCTCGCAGCGGGCCGGGGCCTGGCCGGCGAAGGTGAGCGTTCCGGTGGTGCCGGGGATGATGCGCGCATCGAGGGCCTGGGGGCTCACCGCGTACCCCTCGAACTGCTCAACGTCGGTGTCCACCCCGGGGAAGTCGCTGGTCGGATCGGTGGCGCCCTGCCGCAGGTAGAGGCTGACCGTCAGCGTGGCAGTGTTGGGCACCACGTTGCCGGTCCTGGCGTCGGTGGTGGTGCCAGTGGTCGCCACCGTGAACACGGCGGAGGCGTTGGCGAAGGGGGCGAGAGCGGAAGCCATGCCTGAGGTTGCCGCCTGACGGCAAGCTGAGACACAGGCAGAGGCACGGTGGCGGAAGCGCTCGGCGCAGCGGTGTTGACGGTGTCGGTGGATGACACCCAGCTGCGTGCGGGCCTGCTGGCGGTGCAGACGGAAGCGCAACGCACAGCGGCGATCGTGCGGCAGGCGTTCGAGCAGGCGAGCCAGGCGCAGCGGCAGCCGTCGGCGGCTCGCCCTCCCCTGCCACCGCCGATCCCGCCAGAACTGCTACGAGGCGTTGAGTCCTACCGGGCTGCCACGGTAGCGAGCACGGCCGCCACGGCGGCACAGGGCCAAGCGCTGAGCGTCGCGGGATCTTCCGCGCTTCAGCTCGCGGCCGGCTACGGGGCCCTGACCAGTGCGTTAGGTGCTCTCGGGGTTGCGACATCCACCCTGGGAGTTGCGAGCTACGTTGGCACCCAGATCAAAGAGCTCGATCAAGCGGCGGCGGCCGTCCGCACGCTGGGGGTTGATAGTGATGACCTGAAGTCCAGGCTCCGCAACCTATCAGTTGAGCTGAACAACAACGTCAGCCAGGTTGAACTCCTGAAAGCCGCTTATGATGTTGCCAGCTCTGGATTCTCCAAGCCATCCGAGCAGGTGGAAATCCTGCGCGCATCAGTGCGCGGTGCTGTCGGTGGATTCGCGACCATTGAAGATGTATCGCGTGGTGCAGCTGGTGTTCTGAACGCCTATGGAAGGACGACCAAGGACGTCGGGAAGATTGTTGACCAGTTTGTGCAGACGCAAAACGACGGCACGATCACCGTCCGGGAGTACGTCAATGAGATCGGTAACATCGCCGCTGTCGCAGCAGGCGCGGGAATCCCGATTGAGGAGCTGAACGCTCTAATTGCCAATGCGACGAATAACAGCGTTCCCGTCCAGCAGACATTTACCGGCCTGCGACAGGCTATCGCCAGTGTTCTCAAGCCAACCGCCGACGCATCCCGGCTAGCCCGATCACTTGGAATTGACTTCAGCGCTTCGGCTGTCAGATCGAAGGGATTTGTTGCGCTACTGGACGAGATTCGCCAGAAGGGCGGCGGTACGCCAGACAGGCTCTTTCAGTTGCTGGGGTCGGTAGAGGCCCAGGCAGTTGTGCAGCCAGCGATTAACGACGGGCTCAAGAAAACAAACCAGTTCCTTGAAAACCAGGCGACAGCCGGAGGTACTGCAGCAAAGGCCATGGACATCAACAGCGGTACAATCGCAGGCGGGTTGAAGCGGATCGGCAACGGCTTTTCAAACCTCGCAGCAACACTGGAGAGCGTGGTTTCGCCATACTTTAAGTCGTTTATTGAAGACATCGATGGTGTGATCAGCCGGCTCACTACGCTGATCGGACTGTTGCCCCTGAAGCAGATCGGTGACTTTGGCGGCAAGGTGGCGCCCCTGGCATCGGACCAGGTCCTGAGGCAGATCCTTGGCCCTCTGGGCCTTGCTTATGACTTTGTGATCGGTGGAAAGATCCGTGACCGGGGCAGCAAGCCACAGCCGCAGCAGGGCCCGCCTGTGCCTCCCCGCCTGACCGTCAAACCGAAGCCGCCGCAGCAGGAGGAGGACCCAGTAGTGGACGCTGCCAAGCAGGCTGCGGACCTGCAAGAGATCCGCACCAAGAACGCCCTGGATCTAGAGGGCATCCGCTCGCGGATTGAGGCCAGCAAGACCTTGGCCACCCTGCAGGGTGTCGAGCGGCAGAAGTTGGAGAACAAGCTGGCCGTTGAGGAGAAGATCCGTGCCGTCAAGGTGATCCAGGCGGACCTGGACCGCGAGATGGCCAAGCCCGTGGGCAATGGCATCACGAACCTGGAGGGTAGCCGGAGCGCCACGCGCGTTGCACAGCTGGAAGGCAATCTGACCAGGGCGGCCCGTGAGGTTGAGCTGGCGTACGTGCAGGCGGGCGAGGACCTGAAGAAGGCCACCCGCGAAGCCGCCGCCACCACCCGCCAGGTGCTCGACACCTTCCGCGCCCGTGGCGACACCCTGCGATCCCTGGCCCGCCAGGGCAGCGATGCCATCACCGGAGCCCGCAGCCCCATCGACGTGCTGCGGCCATCGGATGCGGTGCGCGAGGCACAGCGGCGCGTGGCAGCACAAACGCGGGACCTGGGCACCGGCATCAGCGATGCCGCCCGAGATGCGGAGCGTGCCGCCCGGGCCCTGCGGGATGCCCTGGATCGTCGCGCCGGCGGGGAGCTAATCCCGCTCGATCAGCTGGCGAAGTTCCGAACCGATGCGGAGACCGCCGCCGCGAAGCTGACCGTTGCCGGCCTGGACGTGGGCCGAGCCCTGCGGGACGGCGCCACTGATGCCGCGAAGCAGCTGCGCGATGCGCAGGGGAGCTTCAACGACGTGGTGCGCAGCAATGCGGACGTGTTCAGCCCAGCACTGGTCAACGAACAGCTGCGACTGGCGCGGGCTGAGATTCAACCGCTGATTGATCGCGGCTTGATTCGGCAGGGAACCCCGGTCCAGACCCCTGATCAGGTGTTTGGCCTGGCAGCCATCGCCCGGCAGTTCCAGCAGGCGGAGAATCAGCTGGCGCTGGCCCGGGCCCAGAAGGAGGCCGCCGATGCGGCGGTGCGCAATGCCGGGGCGCTAGTGGAGAACAGCACGAAGATGGGCCTGCTGGCCAACTCCCTCGACGCCCTGGCCACCAAAGAGTGGCTGGTCAACGTCAACGTGCAGCCGCCCACGGCGGCCCTGCCGGGAGTCTGAGCCATGACGATCACGATCGGATCCTTCACCTGCAGCGCCCTGACGGCTCAGCCCTACGGCTACGAGGGCGAGGCCCGCACCGGCCTGACCGCCCGGACGTTCCGGCTGTCGGGCCTGCTGACTCCGACCCAGTGGCAGACGCTGGTCGGCACCTACGACACCTGGCGCGACACCCGCATCACTGACGCTGACACCCTGCTTTCGGGCGCGGTCGGCACCACTGTCAGCCTCTCGATTGCTTCCGCCAACGGCCTGAGCGTGACGGGCCTGGCGTGCTGGTTTGCGGAGCCCCCAGCGGGGGAGCAGACCGGCGCCTACATCAGCGCGACGGCGGTGCTGGTCGATGCGGCCCAGGCCCTGGCGGTGCTGCTGCGGGGGCAGGAGCGCCAGCGCCAGAACACCGAGGCCACCACCCCCAACCTGGGCACCGTCGCCCTCGGCAGCGCCGTGGTGACCCTGACCCGGCCGATGGAGACGCGCCAGGACGGCCCCACGGTGGCCATGACCGCCACCGGTACCAGCTACCTCACCGGGCCGCTGGTGGCCCACAAGGTCCGCCAGATCGAGGGCTACATCAGCAGCGGCACCTACGCCGATCTCCTGAGCTGGTACGACACCACCATCGCCGCGGTGCCGGCGGCGTCCAGCTGGTTCCCGATCACCGCCCCGACCGCCACGGCTGAGGTGATCATCAGCGGCGGCGCCAAGTCCACCCGCTATTCGGTGAGCCTCACGGCCCTGCAGATCCTCTGATGGCGATCGACATCCGCGCCACCGTCAGCTGTTCGCTGGGCACCCTGATCAGCGGCAGCATCAACGACGACTACCTGCAGGGCTCCGGCCTGGTGAAGACCCGGGGCTCGGTGGAGCTAAGCGGCCTGGTGACGCCCGCGATCGGCACCGCTGTTGAGTTCAGCTACTCGCGGAACGGCATCACCACCTACCTGCCCCGCAAGTTGCGGGTGCTGTCGTCCTTCGCCGATCCCTACCGGCGCACGACGCGGGTGGAGCTGGGGTGCAAGCTCACCTACCTGGCGGACCTGCGGGAGCAGATCAACTGGAAGGCCCTCGACGATCCTGAGAACAGCGGCGTCACCGAAGCCGACACCGAGATCATTACCGTTCCGATCCGGGCCTCATCTGCCATGGCCCTGTGCCTCTCCAAGCTCGGCATCACCGCCAGCAGCAACCCGCTGACAAACAAGTTCAGCATTGCGGAGTTCGACTACGGGGCCGGCTACGTGCAGGTGCTCTCCGATCTACTGGTCAGCGAGAGCTACGTCGGCTACCTCAACCGCCAGGAGGTGCTGCAGATCCTGCCGCTGGATGAGGACGGTGGCACGGGCCCGGTGGTGAGCCAGGGCAAGATCATCGACCTGGGCAGCATCGGCGCCGGCCAACTCCCTGGCGAAGCGGTGACCGTCAGCTACAGCACGCTGCGGTCCAAGTTCGGCGATGGCACTGATCTGCAAACGACCGCCGGTGAATCGCCCTTCGAGCGGTCGGTCACGAGCAGCGTCTCCGAAATCGTGATTGCCTACGGATTGAGCAGCGGTGGCCAGGCGACCGCCACCTATCCGATCCTGCAGGCATCGGAGACCGTGACCCGGTACCGGAAGATCAAGACCCCAAACGACGACGAGGTGCGCGTCGTTGACAGTCGCATCACAGTCGAAACCACGTCAGCCGCAGCGGTCCTGGGCGGCCTGGTCTCGTCCTACCTCTCCGAAGGGATCGGGTTCGCCAACAACAACGTCCAGGCGCGCACGCTCGAGACCTTCGACTACGACGCCTACGGCAACGAGACCGTCCGAACAGTGGAGCGGCGTGGGTCAATGGCCCATGCCATCGGACAGGTGGGGCTGCCGATGGCCTTCGAGAGCGGTGTCGTCAGCGTCTCCTACAGCGGCAACTACCTGCTGGATAAGCAGGTGATCGAGACCAGTCGGCTCCGCAACACCGTGCAGACGGTGACCAAGTCCTATGGACCCTGGATCAAGAGCATCAGCGGCCAGCAATCGATCGCTGAATCCCGCGACAGCTTCACAACCCCGGCCCAGGTTCAGGCCTTCATCAATCGGGCCATCAGGGGTGAGTGCCTGCTGAATGTGACCGTTGACTGCACTGACAGCAACTTCCAAGGGCAAAGGGGCCCGACGCTGTCCCTGCTGTCAGCCGCGCCGGTGGGTGAGGCGCCGATCGAGTTCGGAGCGTACAACCCCTCACGCTCTGACCCGTCAGACGGCAGCGGCGACCCCAACAACGGCTACCGCACCGAAGTGAAGGCGGGTCTCGAGCTGGCGGTCGGGAGCGCTTCTGCGCAGCGGCGGATTGAGCTCTCCCTGCCCTACGCCCCGGATGATGTGTTCGTCAAGAACGCCCCCTCGGGTGTCCCTGGCGCTGGGTCCACCTTCCGCACGATCAAGAGCGATGCGGCCGAAAAGGCGCGCCAGTTCGGCCGTGTTCAGAACAAGCTGCTGATGGGAAACCGATCCGGCGTCAGCCTGCAGTGTGCGGCCGGCACCCTCCCGAACCAGCCATTCGGCCCGTTCATCGTCCAGGCCAACGGCCTGAGCGCCCTTTACCGCTGCAACGGCAGCGGCTGGACGTTCGACGCCAACGGCATCATCCACAGCACGGATGCCCTGTTCTGGGGAGCGATCGGCGGCACCGGCACCTTCTGGTTCCCCGTCGCGCCCGGCATCACCACCCTGCCCACGGCCCCGACGGTGGTGGACACTACCCCCACGGCGATGATCGGCAGTGTCGCCACCGTGGGCAGCACGGCCCAGGCCACGCTGTCGGCGGCGTTCCCCTCGGCCACCACCGGGCAGGGCGCCCTGGATCAGGCCACCGGCAACGTCTACTCGCTCGACGCCAGCGGCACCTGGGTCAACGTCGGCCCCAACCCCGGCCCGACGATGGCCGCCCCGGCGGTGGTGCCGGTCTGGAACGAGACGCTGGAGCTCTCCGCCAAGATCCGCCTAGGCGCCACCGTGACGAGCCTGGCCTATGCCCTGTCGCTGCCCACGATCACCCTGAGCCCGAAGGTGCGGGTCCGGGCCACGGTGCGGGCGGTGGTGACTGTCGCCCTGCCGACCACCAGCCTCGACCTGGCCGCCACTGCCCCGGCGGTGAGCGTCAACATGCCGCTGCCGGTCACCACCCTGGAGATGTCCACCCTGGCGCCGGTGGTTGAGCAGGCCGGCGTCAACGTGCCGCTGCCGGTTGCGGAGCTGGAGCTGAGCGGCGTGGCCCCAGTGATCGACAGCCCCGGCTCGGTGATCCTGCCCACGGCCAGCCTGGAGCTGAGCGGCGTGGCTCCGGTGGTGGCCCAGATCGGCGGCGACCCCAGCTGGGCGAATGTGCCCCTGCTGCTGTCGATGAACGGCACCAACGGCAGCACGACCTTCACCGATTCGAGCACCAGCGCCCGAACCGTGACAGCCGTGGGCAACGCCCAGATCAGTACGGCCCAGAGCCAGTGGGGCGGGGCTTCGGCTCTGTTCGATGGCAACGGCGACCGACTGAGCGTGACGGGGGTGGCCCTGGGTACGACGTTCACGCTGCAGTGCTGGGTCCGCATCGCTTCCGTCAAGGACTTCCATGCGATCTTCGATTCGCGGACATCCGACAACGACACCGCGGGCTTTGTCTGGGGCATCCGCAACACCAATCAGCTGTTTCTCTACCTCAACGGCTTCCGGATCCAATCCGGCACGATCGTCGTGGACACCTGGACTCATGTGGCGCTGACCTGCGAGGCCGGCGCCTGGAAGCTGTGGCAGGGCCAGACCCAGGTCGGCAGCACCTACACCAACGCCGTCAACCAGACCCGCGCGGCCTGGCGGATCGGCATGGACTGGAACAACCTGTACGGGTTCAACGGCTACATGGACGACTTCCGGGTCACCTCCAGCGTGGCCCGGACCATCACGATCCCGACAGCCCAATTCCCGGCGGGCTGAGGGGCAGCGGAAACCTAGGGGAAAGCCCCACCCGCTGCCGTGCCTGTCACCGTCACGCTCTACAACGACACGCCCCGGCGGATCCAGGCCGGCGACTTCGTGGCCAGCGACAGCTACATCATCAACCTCTACACGGCCCTGCCGGCGAACGCCACGGCCACGACCAAAACGGCAGCCGAGAGCGGCGCGACCCAGCTCAGCACGGCCAACGGCTACACGCAGAACACGAAGGCCCTGACGAACGTCTCGATCGCCACCATCACCACCAACGACTCGACCTTTACCTTTGACCCAGTGACGTGGGACGCCAGCGGAGGCAGCATCGCCGCCAGCCATGCCCTGATCTACGACGACACCAAAACCAACGACCCACCGGTGGCCCGGATCGACTTCGACGGCACGGTGACCGCCGTCAACGGAACCCAGTTCCGCATCACCCCGGACGCCTCGGGCGGCTTCATCCGGATCACGAACGCGGCTTGATCCATGGCGCAATCCACGACGATCAGCCAGAAGGAGCTGCAGCGGGTCGCTGCCCTGGCCTACGAGGGCGAGACGCTCAAGGTCATGCTCTGCAACGTCGGTACCACCGGCTACGGGCCTGAGAGCACCGTGGCGAACTGGCAGAGCGCCGAGGTGTCGGGCAACGGCTACGCCCGGTTCTCGGCGGTGGTGGCCACCGGCAGCTACTCGGTCACCGCTGGCGCCTATGTGATCCCAGACATCAATGCGGCGTTCACTGCCTCCGGCGTGGGCTACAGCTACGACCGGGTGGTGGCCTACATCGACGGCGAGACCTACCCCCACAGCGTCACCACCGAAAGCCCGAACGTGGTGCTGAGCCCCGGCCAGACCCAGACCTATCGCTATGCCCTGCTGACGGACGACTGAGGCCGTGGCCACCCAGATCAACGTCACGGTTGGGGGAGGGGAGCTGCCAGTCCAGGCCAAGCGGGGGCAGGAGGGCAACCGCTGGCGGCTGGAGGAGCGGGAGCGCAACCAGCAGACCACAGCCCAGCGCCAGGCCGCCGAACAGCAGCAGCAAGCCGCCCAGCCCACCGGCGCCGAACCCCGCCGCGCCCTCGGGCAGGGGGCAGCCTTCGGCTACCGGCCCGATGAGCTGGCGGCGAATCGCTTCGGCTTTAAGGCTGATTTCTTCGTGATCTCCTACGGCTTCACCACGGGCTTGGACCTGGATACCCGATCGCGGCTGGTGGATCCGATCACCGGCGCCCTCTACGGGCCTGTGGGCTGGTGCAAGGCGAACGACATCAGCGCCGGCATTGACCAGGCCAAGCCGATCGTCAGATGGGCAGGCGACAACACCGGCACCGGCGTCGAATCGTTCCTGTTCGACTTCAAGCAGTACAAGCTGGCGTTTCCTGCTGCCCGGCGGGCGACACTGGACCTGTCGGCGTTCTGGTTCAACGATCGCGGCCAGAACGTGGTGATCGAGGTGGTGGGCTACCTCGGCGGGGAAATGGTGCTCAATGGCGCCCTGACGACCTGGGAGAACCCCACCGCAACAAAGCGCTACGACAAGTACGAGAAGCACACCTCGTTCAGCGTGGTTACCGAGCAGGGCGCGTGCATCGAGGGTGACTTCGTGACGCTGGTGGAGATCGACGTAAAGACCGGCCGACTGGTCTACACCCGGACCCCCTCGCCATGACCCTCCCCCAATCCGACCGCGCCCTGCGAGAAGCGACCCGGTTCGTCGCCTACCGTGAATCCATGCCGGCGGTGTTGCGGCCCCAGCCCCTGGCCTACGACCTGCTGATCACCACCGACCAGGGCGATCAGCGGCAGACCGTCAGCGACCTACCCGGGGCGTCGATGCGGCAGCAGCGGGCGGCGCGGTTCCGGTTCCTGGAGGCGGTGCGGGCCGGAAAGCTGACCCAGCCCACCCCCAGCTGATGCTCCCATTCCTCACCCCGCCAGCGGCCCTGCGCACGCGGCGGATCGGCAATGCCCGTTGCGGCGTGATCGAGGTGGAGGAGCGCGGCGGGTTGACGGTGGCAGAGGATGCGGCGTTCGCTGAGCTGCTGGCCGAGGGGGATTCGGCTTTCGTTGAGGCCGCGAAGGCTGCGGATGCCATCGCCACCGCCGAGAGCATCCAGCCGGCGCTGCGGGCTGAGGGTGAGGCCGCAGAGGGCAGCGAAGCGGGCCAGCTGAGCATCGTGGAGGCCTTCGAGATCATCAAGCGGGCGATCAGCGGCGAGGACCTGGAGCCGGCCGCAATGGCCATCCGCCTGCGCCATGCGGAGCTGATCCAGGGCGTGGCGGTGGTGTTCGCCCGCAGCGGGCAGCGCAACATGGAAGCCGGTGTGACCGCCCTGATCCGCTCGCGGCTGAATCGGCCGGCCTGGAGCCTGGAGGACACGCGCCGGATGGATCGCGTGCTGTTCCAGGGCCTGAACCAGCTGGTACTCGATGAGCAGGCGGCCGAGAAGCAGGTCGATGAACCGGTGTCGGATGAGGAGGTGGGAAAGCCGCGCGCGGTCAGTGGAAACGGCCGACGACGAACTGGGCGGAAGTCTTCTGGGAGCTCTGCCATGCGTTCCCCGGTCAGTTCGGACGCGGCACCTTCGCCGGCGAGCTGAGGACCACGGTCCTGGACGCCTACCGCAGCCTGCGGCGGCTGCAGCGGCAGCGGCTGGCGTTGCTTGAGCTGCCGGTGGCCCAGCTGACGGCCCTGACCGCGAACATCAACCGCGACCCCAGCAAGTCGAAGGAGTTCAAGGCGCAGGACTTCACGTTCTTCGACGAGAAGGCGGAGTGCGGATCCCAGGCGCCGTTCCGGCCGGAGGTGGCCGCGGTGGCGCTGGAGCTGCGGCATCAGCAGCGGGCGCCGGAGCTGCTGCTGGCGGTCTGGCCCCAGGTGCTGGCCTCGGTGCAGCCAGAGGCCAAGCCGCCGAAGGTGCGGGCCCTGCGCAGCGAGGATGGCGCCGTGTGGGTGCTGGCGCCGCAGTGGGAGGGCCGAAACGTGCGGGCCGGCTTGGTGCTGGTGCGTGGTGCGGTCTGCGGCACCCTGCATTTGCGTGAGCTGGATCGGCCCCTGCTCACCTATGACGTGGTGGTCCCGAGGCGACCCGGCTACGGCTGGATCGAGGCGGGCACCCTCCTGCAGGCCGCTGCGGCGGCAACCTGAAGCATGGCCACCATCCTCTCGGTCCGCAGCCAGCTGGCGACCCTGCTGGCCAGCTACCTCGGCACCTACACCCTGTCGAACGGCTCGACCACGCCGGCAATCAGCGTGCGGGACCAGGGCGGCGCGCTGGCAGCCGGAACGACGGTGAGCGGGATTGAGTGCGTACTGGTGGCGGAGCCGCTGCTGGAGCCGGTGCGGCAGTACCGGCAGGAGCACGCGATTGAGATTTGGACTGTCTACCTGGTGGACTGGAGCGGGGCCAGCGCGGCGCGGCTGCGGGAGGTGGCGGCGCGCATCTGCTGGAAGTTCCCGCGCAGCGCGACCTTCGCCATCACCGTCCCGAAGGGCGTGGGGCCCCGCAATCAGATCCGGGTGGATGTGCGCACGGACCCTGATCCGATCGTCGCCTGAGGGATGCGCCGGAGGCCGGAAACCTCTAGCGCAGTGATTGGTGCGGCGTGATGCCGCCTAATGCATGACACTTTCATTCGATCGCTTCCCTCTCATGGCGGAAGCGGGAGAGATCCCGGCTGGCAGCGCCCCGACCCCTGAGGCCACCCCGCCCGCCAGCCCGGCCGCCAGCACCGGCGACCTGAGCGGCGGCAACGACGTGGAGCGGGTGCTGGAGGCCCTGCGCAAGGAGCGCCAGGACCGCAAGGCGGCCGAAGCGGAGCGGCAGCGCCTGGCGGCCCAGCTGCAGGAGCTGCAGTCCGGCGGGCAGGTGGACCCCCGGCTGTTCGAGGAGGCCCAGCGCCGGGCTGAAGCGGCCGAGCGTGAGCGGCAGGCGGCCCAGGCCCAGCTGGAGCAGGTGCGCCGCGAGACCGAGGGCAAGTTCTCCGGCACCGTCGAGCAGCTGACGGCGGAGCTCAACCGCGAGAAGGCCGAGCGCCAGCGCCAGGCGGTGCGCTTCGCGGCGCGGGATGTGTTCCTCGCCGCTGATGGCCGCACCGATGCCAGCGCCGATGGCGTGACCGCCTTCGACTACTTCTGGTCCCAGTTCGGCGGGCGCTTCAACGCCGACGACAAGGGCCTCTACGTGGCCGACAGTGACGGCGACCCGATGCTCGACGGCGAGACCGGCAAACGGCTCGATCCGGTGAAGTGGTTGGCCGGGTTGAGGGATGACCCGCTGCACGGGATGCACTTCAAGGGCCAGTACGGCTCCGGCGGCGGCTCCCGCAGCAACCGCGACGGCCGGGCGATCCCTGGGGTGGATCCCACCAAGCTCAGCACTGAGGCCAAGTTCGCGGCTGCCTTCGGCCGCAAGCGCTGAGCCCGGCGCCTGGTGGAGTGAGGCCGGAAAACTCCTGGTGATGGGCGTGATGCCCGACAACCCAGCGCCGCGTGACGTGGGCCGGGGGCACACCCAACACCTTGAGAACAATGGGCCTCACTCTGCTGGAGGCGTCGAAGATCGAGCAGGATCTTGCTCGCGGCGCCGTTATCTCCGAACTCTCCGAAGGTCCCCTGCTGGGGATCATGCCCTTCCGTGACGTGGAAGGCGCCGGCATCTTCTACGAACAGGAAGGCGAACTGCCGGCTGTCGGCTTCCGTGGCATCAACGAGACGGCCGATCACACCTACGGGGTGATGAACCCCCAGTCCGAAGCGCTCAAGATCTTCACCTCTGAGGTGGACGTCGATACGGCCCTGCTGGACTTCCACGGCCCCGAAGCTAAGGCCAACCAGATCCGGATGAAGGTCCGCTCCATGCGGATGACCCTTGAGGATCTGTTCATCAACGGCAACGAGTCCGTCAACCCCCGTCAGTTCGACGGCCTGAAGGCTCGCATCAACGACAACAGCTCCCAGTCCATCAACGAGAACGGCGCCCTGTCGCTGAGCTCGCTCGATCAGCTGATCGATGAGGTTGACGCCCAGGGCGGCCAGAAGGTGCTGCTGATGAACAAGAAGATGCGCCGGTACCTCACCGCTGCATCCCGCTCCACCACGGTCGGCGGCTTCATCACCTACAGCCAGGATCAGTTCGGCCGCCGGGTCGAGCAGTACGGCGACGTGCCCATCATCACGGTGGACGTCAACGCCCAGAACCAGCAAATCCTGCCCTTCACCGAGAGCGGCAGCACCACCAGTATCTACTGCGTGGCGCTGGGTGATCTGCTGACCACGATGATCCAGGGCCGCAACCGCGGCACCTTCGGCGTCAGCGTGCGCGAGCTGGGTGAAGTGCCCGACGCCCCCGTGGATCGGACCCGCATCGAGTGGTATGTCGGTGCCGCCGTGTTTAACGGCCGCTCCGCTGCCCGCCTGCGTGGCATCACCGATGCCGCCGTGGCCTGATCGCCACCCCTGACCTAACCCATCCATCCATCGGAGGAACACAACCATGGGACAGGCGACTGGCCTTTCTCCCCGCCGCGCGTATCACCTCGACGCCTCGACCGTTCTGGTCGGTGACGTCGGGGCCGGCACCCGTGGCCGCGCCGCTGAATCCCGCACCGGGACCAAGCGGCTGCTCAATACCAGCCTCAGCGCTCAGAACACCTACAAGGCGATCCTGTTCGGCCAGACCAGCAATGCCGCTGGCGGCTACCTCGTGCAGGTGGCCCACGTCGCCCCCGGCGGTTCGCTGCCGGCCGACAACAGCGCCAACTGGGTGACCGTGGCGGCCCTCGAGGCCTCCGGCATCGGGACCACTGAGGTGGCCCTGAGCGGTGCCGCGATCCACAAGCTCGCCAAGACCGCTGCCAGCCTCACCACCGACACCCCCCGCCCGGTGGCGGTGCGTGCGGTGGCCGGCACCCGAGTGCTCGACGCCTCCGGCAACGTCACCACCGCCGGCAACGGCGTGCTGGTGCCCGCCGGGACGCTGACGCTGACACTGCAGCCCGAGTGATCTGAGGGCGGCGAGCCCTGTGACACTGGGGCCCTGCGGGGCCCCTTTCCACTATCTGGAGAATCATGCCGATCGTTGTGGTGGGCGCCGGTGCGCCTGAGGTGCTGATCGATGACCTCACCCCGGCCCCGTGGCCCGTGTCGGTGGTGGACCTGAAGGAGCTGCCGGGCGGCGATCCGGAAGTGTTCCATGTGATCGCGGCGGAGCCGGCCAGCGAGGAGCCCGCCTGTCCGGTGCCGACCCGCAAGCGGCGCCGCTGACCGGAAACCTGCGGTAGCGAGGGCGAACCGTGGCCTGGATCGAGGACGAGACCTGGGCGATGGAGCAGGGCATTGACGCCCTGAAGCGCTTCGAGCTGGTCGATGCCAGCGGCGCTGCCTGGACATTCGTGGGCTGGGACGTCAACGCCACCGTCAGCGATGCGCGGGCCCGCACGATCTACCCGGTGACGGTGACAGCGGACCCTTCGGGCGGAACGGTGCAGCTGGTGCTGCCCGAGGCGACGGTCAATGAGCTCAAGGTGGGCGGCGACTACCGGTACGACTGCCTGATGGTGCCGCCGGGCGCGACGGTGGCCGATGACCACTTCCTGGCGACAGGGCCCGTGACGGTGGCCCTGCGCTCCAGCCGGAGGGATCCCTGATGAGCTGCCCTGATGTGGTGCGGGTGACGGTCCCGAGCGGACCGGCGGCGGTGCGGGTGGTGACGCCTGGGCCTGCGGGTGCGCCGGGTGCGGCTGGGCCTGCGGGCGCTGCCGGGCCGGCTGGCCCTGCGATCGAGCTGCGGGTCAGCAGCGGGCAGGTGCAGTGGCGGGTGGTCGGCGGCACCACCTGGACGAACCTGATTGCGACGGCGGACCTGGCTGGCCCTGCGGGTCCTGCAGGTGCTGCTGGTCCCCAGGGCCCGGCCGGTCCTGCCGGTGCCACCGGCGCAACGGGTCCGGCGGGGCCTGCTGGCGCGGCCGGTGCTGATGGCCCTGCCGGTGCCGCTGGCGCCAATGGCCGCGAGGTGGAGCTCCAGGCCGGCGCGACCCACGTGCAGTGGCGCTACGCCGGAGACGCCAGCTGGACGAACCTCGTCAGCCTGGCCTCACTGACCGGCCCCGTTGGCCCGCAGGGTGCGACTGGTCCGCAGGGGCCCCAGGGCGCGACCGGTGCGACGGGTCCGCAGGGCGCCACCGGCCCCCAGGGTGCGACGGGCCCCCAGGGGCCGTCGGGTGTGGCCAATGCCACCGCGCCGATCACCTACGACGCCGGCACGAAGACCGTTGGCATCAACGTCGGCCAGACCGCCGGCACTGTGGCCGCTGGCGACGACAGCCGCTTCGCTGAGCTGAAGGCCCGGCTCGATGCCTTCCGCGATGCGGCCACCTTCTACGTCAGCAAGGGCGGCAGCAACACCAACAACGGCACCAGCCCCGGCGAACCGTTCCTGACGATCGGCGCAGCGGTGACCGCCGCCAACGTCTACGTCACGGCCAACGCCGGCGCCAAGGCCAAGATCCTCGTCGGCCCCGGCGAGTTCGTGGAGGCGTCCCTGCCGTTCCGGCTCAAGCCCAACATCCTCGCCCAGGGTGCGCTGCAGCGGGGCACCACCATCAAGCCCGCGAGCGGTCAGGAGCTGAACGGCTTCTGGGCGCTGGATTCCGGTTGCATGGTGGCGGACTTCACCCACAGCGGCCATCAGGCCACCGGCACCAGCTCGACGGACTCCACGGTGGGGACACGGGCCTGGGCGGTGCGGCTGAACGAGGCCGCTAACGGCGGGGCGGGCGTGTTCCTGACCGCCAGCCCCTACGTCAAGGACTGCGCCTCGATCACCGCCGAGGATGACGCCGGCCTGGCCGGCAGCACCAGCACCGGCGACACCGGCGGCGGCGTGCTGGTCGATGGTGCGGCTTGCCGGAGCGATTCCCCGATCCGCAGCCTGCTGGTCTACGGCTTCACCCAGCAGAACCTGGGCGGCCCCGGCGCGGTCGTTCGGAACGACGGCTATGCCGAGCTGGTCAGCTTCTTCGGGCTGTTCGGCACCTGGCACGTCCAGTGCGAGACCGGCGGCCAGGCGACCCTGAGCGGCGGCGGTGCCAGCGAGTTCGGCATCTACGGCCTGGTGGCCGATGGCTACAGCACCACGGCCCTGTTCACCGGCTCCCTGCGGGTAGCGGCCTCGTCCGGCGCCCTGACGGTGGATGTGGTGAGCCTGAGTGCCAACCGGCTGGGCAGCAGCAGCCGCCCGGCGGCGGGCCAGATCCTGTTACTCGGCGGCAACCCCTACGTCATCCAGTCGAGCACCCCGATCGACGCCAGCGGCACGATCGTCACCGACACCGCCCCCACACGGGCCGGCTACCGGGTGACGTTCTTCAACCCCTCGGGCAGCGGCCTGGCGGCCAACGTGTCCCAGGGCGCTACAGCGGACTTCCGCCAGCGGTCGCAGATCAGCGCCGGCTGCCACAGCGCCAACTACGTCGGCGCCGGCACCAACTACTCAGCACTCCCCTGGAACGGTGGCGTGCCGATCCGCGGCAACGAAGCGGTCGAGCGCAACCTGGGGCGGGTCTTCGGCCTGATCGTCAACGATGTCGGTGACGTGAAGGTGGCCGGCGGCGCCTTCGCGGTGGATGGCACCACCGGCGCGGTCACGATCAACACCAGCCAGTTCAACCTCAGCGGGCTCAACGCCGTGGGTCCGTTCTCACGCAACGGCGGAGCCTCGACGGTGGGGGTGCAGCTCCAGGAGGTCTCGAACAGCACCAGCTTGCTGGCCAGCACCGGCGTCTCTGCCGCCGACACCGCCCCGACCCAGTTCGCGGTCCGCACCTACTCCGACAACCGCTACCTGGCGGGCCTGAGCGTCACCGCCAGTCAGCCGATCAGCATCTCTGACACCAGCACCCAGGACGGCTCCGGCTTCTGGACCCGCAGCCGCAATGTCGAGCTGACGCTGAACGCCCCCAACGGTCTGGCCCGGCTGGACGGCAGCGGCCTGATCCCCTCGACGCTGCTGCCCAGCTACGTCGATGACGTGATCGAGGCGGCCAACCTCGCGGCGTTTTCGGGCACTGGCGAGACCGGGAAAATCTACGTCGCCCTCGACACCGGCAAGACCTACCGCTGGTCCGGTTCGGCCTACGTCGAAATCTCCGCCAGCCCCGGCAGTACGGATGCCGTCAGCGAGGGCAGCGTCAACCTCTATTTCACGACCGCCCGCGCCCGGCAGTCGATCAGCGCCGGGGGATCGCTCGACTACAACCCCACCACCGGCGTCGTCAGCTACACCGCGCCCACCCTCGGCACCGCTGCACCCCTAGACGTGGCCGCCACGGGCGACGCCAGCAGCGCCCAGGTGGTCAAGGGCAGCGACACCCGCCTGAGCGACGCCCGCGAGTGGTCGGCCCCCACCGTCATCCAAGCCGACGCCGAAGCCGGCACCGCCACCGATCGCCGCGCCTGGACGGTGCAGCGGGTCTGGCAGGCGATCGCCGCCTGGTGGGCCGCCAGCAGCGCGAAAACCAAGCTGGACGGCATCGCCACCGGCGCCACGGCGAACCAGACCGACGCCCACCTGCTCAGCCGCGCCAACCACACCGGCACGCAGACGGCCAACACGATCAGCGACTTGGCCGCAGTCGCCACCAGCGGCAGCGCCAGCGACATCAGCACCGGCACCCTGGCCGCCGCGAGACTCCCGAGCACCGGCGTCCGTTTCGATCAGCTTGGCATCGGCACCGCTGCCGTCAGTGGCTGGGATCTGGTGATCGCTGACTCGTTGGCCCAGCGCCGGCTGAGTGTCACCGCCAGCAGCGGCACCTACACGCTCGACGTGCAGGCCGGCAACGAGTTCGTCACCAGCGCTGCGATCAACGGCGCGACGACGATCAACCTCAGCAACCTGGCCAACATCCCCAGCGACTACCTGTGGCGGGGCGTGCTGGCCTTCGCCTACACGTCGGGAACGATCTCATGGTTTACCGGCAACAGCGGTTACACGGTCAAGTGGGACGGCGGCAGCGCCATGACCCCCACCGCCAGCGACACCGAACGGGTGGTGATCGAGGTGGTCGGCGGCGGCACCACCATCGAGATTGCACCTCTCAAGGGGAGGTCGTGATGCTGGGGCGTAGTGCGCTGGCTGCGGCGACGAACACGGGAACCCCTGGCTTCGGGGTGAAGTATTCAAACCCCTCCACCCTGCCAGGCCTGACGGGTCTGTCGATCGCGTTCTCGCCTGCTGGTGATGCGGTTGCAATCAGCACCTCAGGTACGCCCTATGTCACGGCTTACCCCTGGTCCGCATCGACAGGCTTTGGTGCCAAGTTCAGCAACCCGGCAACACTGCCAACCGGTTTGGGGAATGGTGTGGCGTTCAGTCCTGCCGGCGACGCTGTTGCCGTGGCTCATACCACCAGCCCATACGTCACGGCTTACCCGTGGTCGCCATCAGGATTCGGCGCAAAGTATTCGGATCCAGCGACACTGCCAGGGACCAGGGGCAACGGCATCGCCTTCTCCCCATCAGGTGGAGCGGTGGCGATTGCGCACAACACCACACCCTTTGTTTCGGCCTATCCGTGGTCATCATCTGGATTCGGAACGAAGTACACGAATCCAGCAACGTTGCCGGCAAACGCCTGTTGGTCAGTCGCATTTTCCCCGAACGGCGCATCGATAGCAGTTGGTCACTCCTCAGGGTCATTTGTTACCGCCTACCCCTGGTCTGGATCGGCGTTCGGCACCAAGTTCAGCAACCCCGCGACACTTCCCGCAAACCAGGTCAACGGGATCACCTTTTCCCCCGCAAGCGATGTACTGGCGACCGCACACCCCACGACGCCATTCGTCAGCTTCTATCCCTGGTCCGGCTCTGGCTTTGGCGCGAAGTTCTCCAATCCATCCACCCTGCCCACAGGCAACAGCAACTCCGTCGCCTTCTCCCCTGATGGCCTATCGGTTGCCGTGGGTCATGCGGTGACGCCGTTTCTGAGCTGCTACGCCTGGTCCGGCAGCGGCTTCGGCAGCCGATACGCCAATCCGGCCACCCTCCCGCCCGGCGAGGTCAGCGGCGTTGCGTTCTCCCCATCGGGCAATGCTTTGGGCCTGGCACACACCGGCTCTCCATACATCACCGTCTACCCGTGGAGTTCATGACCCGCACCGACATCCTGACCCAGGCCCTGGAGGCGCGTGACGCCGAGCTGCTGAGCTATCAGATCAACATCGACAACTACCGGCTGGCCATCGCCAAGATCCAGGCCGAGCACCCCGATAACCAGGATCTCGCGGCCTTCCGCGAGGAGCTGGAGATCCGCCTGGCTGAGGAGCTGCGGCAGCAACTCCGCGCCCGCATCATCCGCGACGTGATCGCGGACCAACTCCAAGATCCATGAACCTGATCAACCTGACCACCGGCGAATACCCCTTCAGCCTCTGGCAGTTGCGCCGCGACAACCTGAACGTCTCCTTCCCCGCCAATCCCACCGACGAGGACATCGAGCCGTTCGGCTGCCGGTTCGTTCACCCGTCCGATCAGCCGGCGTTCAACCCCCGCTCTGAGCAGATCGAGGAGCTGCCCCCCGAGCCCGATGCCGATGGCACCTACCGGCAGCGATGGCAGGTAATCCCCGCCTCGCCCGAGCAGATCGCGGCCTGGGATGCCGCTAACGCCCCGGCGCCGGACTGGGCACGGTTCAAGGCTGCCCTGCTGGGCGACCCCGCCGCCAACACGGCCCTGGCCCAGGCCCTGCCGGTGGCTCCCAGCGCCGTGCTGGCCCTGCCGGCGGCTCTGATCGCTGCGGCTGCCGGTGGTGACCCGAGCGACTTCCACGCCGCCTGGCGGGCGCTGCGGGCCGCTGACCTGATCCCCGCCGAGCTGCTCACCACGATCGGCGCCCTGGCGGTGAGCTGCAACCTGCCCGCGGCGTTCGTCATCGAGCTGACCCGCCCTTTCGCGCAGTCGGTCGGCCAGACCTGGACCGCACCGAACGGCAGTCAGTGGCAGGTGGTGCAGGCCCGCGACCCGCAGGGTCAGTTCCTGGCGGACGACCCAGCGACCTCGGCACGGGAGAGCCTGGAGTGGGAGCTGGTGGCCTGACGCCACCGGCGCGGAAACCTCAGGCAACAGTGATCCTGTGATGGCCGCACACAGCCTGGGGAGGTCATGCCGTTCGTGATTCGCGATCGTCGCCGCCCTGAACCGCCGCCGCCCGTGATGGTGGTGGCGCGGGATCGCCTGATCGGCGGCATCATCACCGGCTTGTTGTCGGTCATCACCGCCGGGGTGATCTACCTGGCCCGAACCGTGCCGATCAAGTTCGCCCAGATCGACGGCCAGCAGGAGCAGCAGGAGCAGCGCCTGGACCGACTGGACCGCAACGACGAGCGGCAGGTCACGATCCTGGAGCAGCACGACAAGCGGCTTGACGGTGTTGACGTTCGCCTCACCCGCATGGAGCCCGGCAAATGAACCCCACCGAACAGCGCGCCAAGGCCACCACCCTTGCGGCCCTGCTGACGCCCGTGGCGGTGGGCCTGATCTACGTGGGGGTGAGCTGCGAGCGTTACAGCCCCGGCGCCGGCAAGTGCGAGAGCCAGTGGGTGACGGCCCTGGCGATCGGCGGCATGGGCGGAGCCTGGTCCGCCGGCTTCTGGCAGCCGAACCAGGCCCTCCGCGAACGGGATCGGCGCCTGCTGCAGGGTGAGCCCACGGTGCCAGGCGTTGAGCCGGAGCCCCTGGGCGACCCCCTGCCGGACCCTGACACCATCACCCCGCCGGAACCGCTGGCGCTGGACGAGCCGGCCTACACCGGCCCCGAGCTGGCGCGGCTGACGGTGGACCAGCTGCGGGCCCTGGCTCGCCAGGCGGGCATCACGGGCCTGTCACACCACGGGCGCCGGGCTGAGCTGGTGGCCGCCCTGCTGGGCACGCCTCGAGGGCAGGCATGAACGACCTGCAGCAGATCACGGCCTTGATCGCCGCCACCCGTATCGCCCTGGCGATCACCACCCTGGCCCTGCTGGTGGTCGGCGCCCGGGTGATGTGGGACCGGATCCTCGGCTGATCAGTCCCCAGTCGGCAGGCCCAGCCGCTGGAGGTGTTCGCGGTAGCTCTGCAGGATCTCAGCCTGGTGCGGCATCAGATCGTCGGGCTCGGTCTCGGCGCTGGCCCAGATCGCCAGCTGCGCCCCGGGAACCGTCCGGTAGATGGGTTCGGCAGCATCCGGATCCGGTGCCGCCTGCAGGCCGATCACGCCGTGCAGGGTGCACGGGGCGTTGATCATCGACCCACCTGGCAGCAGCTCGAACTGGCAGCCCCAGATGGTGTCCTGGTCCACCGCGAACACCGAGGGCTGACCCCAGGCCAAGCAAACGGGGATCATCGGCGGAGGGCGATTGCCTGAGGTTGCCAGCGGAAAGGTGAGCCAGTGACCCGCCACCTGTGGCCAGAAGCCGGATCGAGCTGTTCAAGTACGCCGAGCACACCATCCCCACCAGCACCCACCACCGGGCGTACTGGGAGGCGCTGGATGCAGCCCTGCCCGAGGAGTTGCGGGCCCGGATCGAGCCCGGGGGCGACCTGCGAGGGCTGTGGGAGGCGGAGCCCGGGGAGATGCGTCCGAAGCCGGCCAAGCCGGCGGCGAAGCCCGCGACCCCGGCCCCTGCGGTGACGGAGTGGCGGACGGCGGTGCAGGCCCTGAACCTCAGCCAGCCTGATGCCGTGACCTGCCAGGCGGCGTGCATCGGCATGGCGGCGGGGGATCGGGACATCGCCGGTATCCGGCGCAAGCTGACCGCGATCGGCACGGCCGGAGACCCGGCGGTGATGGGACGGGTGATCAAGGGCTACGGAGTGCCCTACCGGTACGAGGGCAATGCCTGCCTGGCGGAGGTGCGCGAGTGGCTGAAGGCCGGAGAGCTGCTGATCACCCACGGCTGGTTCACACGCAGCGGGCATGTGATCTGCCTAGACGGCCTGCGGAAGGTGCCGCGATCAACCACCCGCTACGACGTCAACGTCAAAGATCCCTGGTCGGAGTTCGACGGACCGACCTGGAGCTACCCAGGCACCAGCCGGTTCTATGACGGGTTCTACAGCGAGACCATCATCTACGCCGCGTGCGTTGCCGGGGCCAGCCGGGACGATGCGGCGCGGATCTACCGGGCCGGCAAGGTGGATCCCAACCAGCGCGGGATGTGGGTCCACCGCTTCCCGCCCCGCTGATCACACCCCCGGATCCGGCACCATGTCCGGCCCCCGCTCCGGCTTGCCGAGGGACGGGTGGTGCGTCAGGCCGTGGCCCTGGCTGGCCTCGAAGGCATCGATCACGCTGGCCGCCTGGGTGCCGCTGGCGCACTCGACACAGACGCCGCCGGAGCAGACCCTCCAGATGGGCTGCCCATCCCTGATGACGATCTCCCGGGTGATGGTCATGGCGGCGGCGCTGGTGCCGCAGGTTGCCGTTAGTTCTTAGAACCCTTCTTCCGGCGAGCGCTGCTGGCAATCCGGATCAGGTCACCCTGCGGGTCCTTGGATCCTTTCAGGAACCCCCGGCGCTGCATCTCCTCCCTGACCTTCTTGTCGCTGTTGAACTTGCTCCTGCCCTTGCCGGTCTTGATCTGCCAGTAGGCCGCCTCAGCGGCGTTGTGGCGCCTGGGGGATCCCACGATCTTGTTCGCGGGCTCTGATGCCTTGCGGCGTGCAGCAGCGCCAGCTCGTGCCGCGTTGGCGGCCTTGAGCAGTTTCTGGGGGATCGGCGGGGGCAGCCCCGGCTTGCTGCTGGCCTTCGCCTTCGACGGGATCGGCTTAGTGCTGGCCTTTCCCTTGGCCGGCACAGGCTTGGCGCTGGGTTTCGGCTTGGCCCTACCAGTCGCAGGCTTGGCCTTGCCGCTGCCACCCTTGCCGCTGCCCCCACCGGAGGCAAACCGCCCGCGTGCGTCCCTGCGGTATGTGCGTGCCATCTGCTGCCATGCCTGTCACTCAGGTTGCCGGTCACCCCTGCCGCTCCCTGGCCAGCCGGCTCGCCTTCGCCATCAGGTCTGGGAGCGCCAGCCTGCGGCCATAGGTGGCCACGTGGGTAGCTGGGCTGTGACCCATCAGCTCGGCAGCCTCCCGGTAGTTCAGACCGATCTCTGCCAGGCGGATGGCGAACGCATGACGCGGGGCGTAGGAGCTGAGCCCCTCGGGCATGAGCAGCCGGCCCAGCTGCTGTGTCAACGACTGCCCCGGCGAGCGGTGGCGCAGCAGGCCAGGCGGCAGGCCGTGGCGGTGCCAGCGGTCCAGCAGGCCGTGGCAGTCCGCAGGCCAGCCCGCAGGCGGCACGGCGGGGACGGTGCGGGCGCCGGAGGTGCCCCTGCTGCTGCGCTTGCTGCGGGTGACGGTGGCGACGAGGGTGCCGTCCTGCTGCTGCAGTTCCAGGCCCTGTAGCTCGACCGGTCGCAGGCCGAACACCACGATCAGGTCCCAGGCGAGGAGGTCGCTGGCGGTGAGCTGACGGCTCGCGGTGATCCGCTCGCGCAGGGTGGCGATCTCGGCGTCGGTCATGGCCCGGGCCCCAGCGGGGTGCGCGGCGGCCTTGCCGTTGCCCCGCATGGCGGCCACCACCTCCGGCCAGGGCCAGCCGGCATGACGCCAGAGGGCGCGGGCTCGATCGTGGGCCATCTGCCGGGCGCGGGAGTTGGGCGGCCAGCGGCGCAGCAGACGGGCCAGCATCGCCGGGGTGGGCTCCCCCGGGGTCTCACCCGCGGTGGCCACCACGGCGCTCAGGTACGGGGCCCAGGTGCGGTCCCACGTCCCCTGGGTCATGCGCTCGCCCACCAGCTGGTCGCGCAGGCCGGCGATCAGCCGCTCGAGGTTGGCGGGGCTGGCTGGGTCGGTGGTGCCCTCGGGCCGGGCGTCGTCGGGGCCGGGCCAGGTGAAGGTGCCGGCCATCACGCGATCGAACACGTCGCACGCTTCCGCCAGGGCGGACGTGATGGTGGCGGGCCCCGGTGGTGCCCTCAGGATCAGCGACCTGGCGCGGGTGGAGGTGGCAGTCTCACCCGGCCGTGGCGGGAGCTCAGTGCTAGTGACCCGCAGCCGATCGCGGTTCAACTGGATGAACCAGCCCTGCCGGCCTTGACGGTGCGCACGGAAGCCGGCCGAGAGGGTGAGCAGCCACGGCGGGGAGGGCACGCGTAAACCGGGCGTAAACGGAGGGCGATTCTGGGCCATTAGGGGCCCATCGGTACCCATCGGCACCCATCGGAGGGAGGGGCAGAAACCAGGCCAGAACTGGCTCAGGGACTGCGGTGGAAGGGATGCGCGATGCCGGGTTCGAACCAGCGACATCCTGCTTGTAAGGCGGGCCGCCGCCGCCGGAATCCCCGGCCGGCCGTGGGTTCTCGTGGATGCCCAGGGCGGGCGCGTAAGCCTGGCGTAAACGCCAGGCGCTGCCGGTGGGCAGGCGGTCGGTCACAAGAAAGCCCCGGCGGCAACCGGGGCGATCACGTGGCCTTGCGCCGCCGCTGCATCCTCCGCCTGGCCTCCTCCCGCCCCTCGGGGCTGGCCTTCCAGCAGATGCTGCACAGGGGCGCCGTGCGCAGGGAGCGGACCTTGCGGCCGCAGGAGGGGCAGAGGGGCAGGGCAGGCAAAAGGCCCGCCTTCCTGAGACGGAAGCGGGCCGCGCGGTCGCGGGAGGGGTCGGACACGTCAGCTCTCAACGAAACCCAGCAGCTCGCGCAGTTGCGCGTTGACGTGGTTGAGGCTGCCGGCGTGCGTCCAGTCGATGCCAGGCGTTTCAGGCTCGGGCATGCCCTCGATCATGTCGCGGAGGCTTTCGATCAGGGCCATCGCTTCGGCGTGGGCCTCGGCGTAGGCGTCGGTTGCGGTGCGGGCCATGGTGGTGGTGCGGTGGGATGCCGGGATGAGGCTCCCGGCGGGCCGTGGGCTCAGGCTCTGACCGGCTGGTAGGTGGCCATGAACTCGGCGAAGCCGGGTTCCTCGGGCAGGGGGTAGCCCTCGTCTTCCCAATCAGAAGCGGTGATGCAATCGGGCGATGCCCAGCCGTAGTCGGGATCGAACTCCCAACCTGCAGCAGTGCGGGACTCGTCGATGTGTGCGGCCAGCTCGCGGTAGGCGGCGTAGATGGATCCGGTCATGGTGGTGGTGCGGTGGGGTGCGGGATTGGCGACTACCTGCCAGGCTCCCGCGGGCCAGGGGGCATGCCCCGTGAGCGGCTTGGGTGCCGCCCCATGACCACACAGTAACAACTGGCGAACACCTCAGCCAGGATCAGGGCGGACACTTCGCAAGTCGTAACAACTGGCGAACCTCAGTCCAGGCTCACCCGCCATTCCCCACGCGCCAGCCGCTCTGCCGCCCGCTTCCGCTCGATCTCGGCCCGCTCAGCCGGTGTCGGCAGCACCGGCCCCGGTCCAGGCGCCGCCACCTCGCAGGCAGCCTCCTGCACCCGCAGCAGCGCTTCCGTCAGCTTGGCCCGGTCGAAGCGCAGGGCCAGCAGCTCCCCGGCCAGGCGCTGCAGGTCGGCGGGGTGGGCGAGGAGGGAGGGAGGGACGGTGATCATCAGCCCCGGCTCCCGGCCACTGTCAGGCAGCCGTTGTACCTGCCAGTCAGCGAGTAGTCCCGCAGTGGCACGTCGTCCATCCGGTGGCAGATCAGCTGCCCGATCTTCATGCTGGGCCACAGGGCCACGGGGTGCAGCTGGCGGCTGTTGTGGAGCTCCAGCGTCAGGACGCTGCCGTTGAAGCCCGGATCCGCGAACCCGGCCATCAGATGCTCTATCCCCTCGCGGGCGCGGCTGGACTTCAGCGCGAACTGGATCGCCACGTCTGAGGGGACGTTGAAGGTCTCCAGCGTCTCCCCCAGCACGAACTGAGAGGGCTGCAGCCAGTACGGCGCCTCCTGGCTGTGGGGCGCCAGGTCATAGGGCACCAGCTCCCGCGAGGTGGCCGACTCGATCAGCAGCCGGGGGCCCAGGCGCACGTCGATGCTGGCCGGGTTCAGCAGGGCCTCATCGAACGGCGCGAGCATCGGCCTCTCGCCGCTGCAGAGGGCGCGGATCTGGAAGTCGCAGAGGATGCCCATGGTGACGGGTGGCGCGTGGGGATCCTAGGCCCCGCTTCCGATTCCAACCGGGAGCGGGCTCACCACTTCGCCCGATCCGCCCAGAAAGCCGCGCTCATCCGCCCCTTCGCAATGTTCGCCGCGTGCCTGGCCTTGAAGCTGGCCCGCCGCGCCTTCTCGCTGGCCGTCTTCGGGTTCTTGCCGGCGCCCTGCACCCCCTGCTGCCCGAACCGGATCAGCTTGTAGGAGGTGCCCTCCTTGGCCATCACCACATGCGATTTCGTGGCGTGCGAGGGGGTGCGCCGCGGCTTGTTCACCCCCTCCAGCCCCAGCCGCTGCATGGTGGCTTTCACGCGCTCCGGTACGGCCATGTCAGGCGGCGGTCTGTCCCAGGTTGCCGCTGGCCTGGCACCGCCGAGCCTCCAGGCAGGCCCGCTGAAACCGGCACGTCTGGCAGGCGGGTCTGGCCTCCAGTAGCTCGGCGTAGGCCAGGGTGCCCACCTGCCAGCCGGCGAGCCGCATGGCGGTGGCCCACTCGTGCGCCAGCTGCCCATCGGCGCGGGACCAGGCCACCACGCGACCGCAGTGGGTGAAGGCGACGAGGCAGGCCCTGGGGCCCGCCAGGAGGCTGCTGCCGGTTGGCAAGCGGAGCGGATCACGCCGCATGGCTGCCCTCCTGCTGGTCCTGCTCCGCCCGGCCCACGGGGCTGAGCCCATCGCCGGCCTCACGCCAGGCGGGATGCCAGGGCGGCCGGTAGCCGACGGGGCCCTGGATCACCTCCGGCCACGTGATGCGCCGGCGCTCCAGGCCAGCGTTGAAGTCATGGCCGCTGTCCACCAGCCGATCGAAGGCGAGAACCATCAGCCGGGCTTTCTCGCGGCTGGCCGGGGTGCCGAGACCACCAGCAGCGTCGGGATCATCGCCGGACTGCAGGGCGGCCCACTGGTCTGGGTAGGCCGCGATCCACTCGCGGGCCAGGTTGCGGACCGGGTGGCTGGTGCCGGCCCCGGGGTAGGCCATGGCGGGCCGTTCGTGCGGCTCCCAGGGCGGCCTGCGGTTGTCGGGGCGGAATGATGCCAGGCGGTCGTTCTCCACGCCCCCAGCGGCCTCAGAGGGGCGATCCAGCTGCTCCAGGGTCCACAGACCCCGAACCACGCCCCGAGCCAGCTGCAGGCCCGCCAGCGCTTCGGTGGGGGTCATGCGCCCTCCGGCAGCTGGAACAGGCGGTTGAGGCCTTCGATCGCGGCGGCGTCACCGCTGGGCTGGTCGGGTTCGCCCCGCAGGTAGGGCGCTGCTGGCTGCGGGTGGAACACGTCGGGCCGGGCCATGCGCTCCGCCAGGTCCGGCTTCAGGCCCCAGGCGTAGTTCGGCTGGCCGTTCTCGCAGCGGTACAGGTACCGCAACAGTGCCAGGAACACAGGCAGTTCACGGGGCCGCTCGGGGTCGAGCACGTACTGCCCAGCGGCGTAGGTCCAGTGAGCGTTACCGAGCTCCCGCTTCGCCTGAGCTGGAACGGTCTGCCAGGCCAGCAGGGCACCGGCGGCGCCGAGCTGCTTGGCGAAGGGGAGGGTTTCCGCAATCCCCTGCAGGGTGCGGAGGAAGTGCTGTTGGTCAAGCATGGGCGAGGCTCTCCCAGTCGGATGGTTGGGTGGTGGTGCTGAGGGCGCCCTGGCCGGGTGCCGCGAACTCGGGGTCTGCGACGGCCAGGAAGGCGAGGAGATCGTTGATCTCCGCGTCCTTGCGGTCCCGGGTGGAACGGTAGCCGCCTCCGCTTCCATTTCCAACCTGGAGCGCAGCGGGTCGCCCGTACTCGAGCCAGCGGTCGAAGGTGATGCCGGCCCAGCGGCGGCCGATCTCATCGGCGGTGATGGCCTTCTGGAGCTGCGCCCGGATCGCCTCGATCCCGCCCCGGGCATCAGCCTGGATCTTGCCCAGCTCGGTCAGCTGGACGGAGAGGGCGCGCTGGGTCCGCTTGCCGCCCTTGTGGTGGTTCCACCAGGTGCAGAACAGCTCGGCCACGGGCGCCAGGTCGGCGGGGACGTCGGCGGGGCTGAGCTTGACCTTGCCGGTGGATGCCCCTGCCCCCTCGTCCGGCGCAGCCGGCGCTGTGGCGATCGGTTCGGGCTGGGGGGTAGGGGGGTCTAAGGCTTCTTGTTCAAGGCCTCTTGTTAAAGGCTTCTTGTTCGTAGCCCCTTTTGGGGGAGGGGTGGGGTCCCCCATTTGGGGGAGGGGTGTGGTCCCCCGTTTGGGGGTACCCCCATCTGGGGGAGGGGTCCCCCGTTTGGGGGAGGGGTTCTCGGTGCGGACGTGGAAGATCGAGGTAGCGCCGGGCCTGTCTTCGCGGGTGACCCAGCCCTCGGTGGTGAGCCACTTGAGGGCCTGCCGGACGTCATCGCGCTTCATCCGGCACTCCAGCGCCAGGCGATCGAGCGAGGGCCAGGCGGCGTCATCGCGGCCGGCGTAGTGCCAGAGCCAGGCGTAGACAAACAGGGTGCCCTTGCGTTCGGCGCACTGTTCCACCAGGTCGAGCGAGAGCATCACGAACGGCCGGCGGGTCAACCGATCCCCGCCCTTGGCCGCTCCGCTGTCAGTTGGCATGTAAAGTGCTCCTGTGATTGGTCTGTGAATCAGGGATTCCGCCGTCCCGGCCTTGCAGGGCTTGAGGACGGCAGCCGGGGGAAACCCCGGCTTTTTTTTGCGTCGCTGCAGTCCGCAGCAGGCCGCACCGTCCATCCTACCCGCTGCTTCCAATCGGGACCGATGCCGGTAGGATGCCGGCCAGTCCCCCACCGAGCCCCTGCTGCAGCTGCGCGGGGGCTTTCTGGTGTCTGGGGGCTGCTGCCGTTGCGGATCGGAAGCGGTGGGGTATGCTTCCCCCGTTGCTGCCCATCGGCGGCGACACGCACCCCACCTCAACCGACCCATGACCATCCCCTGCGGGTGGCGGCTGTTCGCTGCTGCCCTGGCGTCCGCCGGTGGCCAGCCGTGACGAAGACGCTGTTCGCCTACACCACGGCCGAGGTGTGCGCTGCCGTGGGCATGTGCGCCTCAACCCTCAAGGCCTTGCGCCGACAAGGTGTCCTGACGGCCGGCCGCCATTACCGCTACGCCGGCATCGGCCAGGTGCGACCGCGCCTGCGCTGGAACCTGCAAGCCGTCGAGGAGGCGTTGACCATGCGCAGCCGCCGGCTGAAGGTTGGGCAGGCGTGAGCGATTCGGTTGCCAACTGGCAGGGACACCCCACCGCACAGCTCCGGCTGTCCGGTGGGCTGATACCCGCCACACTGCTTCGCTTTGCTTCGCGTCGCCTCGCATTCGACGCAGCGCCTCTCGCCGCACACCACAGGGGGCCGGATTCCGGCCCCACCCAACCAAACCCACGAGGAACACACCTATGGCCTTCCGCCGTTTCGAGCTGACGATCCAGGGCACCCGCCCTCTGATCTTCGGCAACCCCTGCGAGATGGATCCCCTCGGGATCCACAAAGCCGCTACCGACTACTTCACCAGCCTCAAGAAGAACCGCAACGAACACGCACTCCGCCGGCTCAAGTGGTTGTTCTCCGGCTACTGGGGCACCGAGGGAGAGTTCGTCTACGGTCCTGCCCTGGATGGTGACTCCAAGTTCCGCGGTTTCTCCGATCCATTTCTGCCTGCCCACAATCTGCAGCGTTGCATCCGCGACGGCGCTACCGCCTGGAAGCTCGGCAAAGACACCAAGCGGGCCATCGTCGTCGAGAACGACGCGGAGCTGATCTACGACGGGCCCCGTGATGCGGAGCTGATGTACGAAGATCCGCGCTTCGTGTCCGTCGCCCCCACCGGCCGTGGTGTCGTTGCCGTCAGGCTCCGGCTGCCCCAGTGGAGCGCGACCTACAACCTCCTCGTCAACGACGAGATCATCGATCCCACGACGCTGGCGAAGATCATCGACCGCGCCGGTATTGCCGAAGGCCTCGGCACCTGGCGGCCCGCCAATGGCCGTTTCAGCGTCACCCGGCTCGACGAAGTGGAGGTGGCCTGATGTCGAGCCCCAGGATTGCATCGATCGATGCCATGTCCCTCTACAAGGGACAGACCATCCCCGCCGATCAGGCGTGGACCTACTTCATCACCCGCCGGCAAGAGACCTACCAGGGCTGGCTGACCCAGCACGGTGACGAGGAGACCGCGAAGGCGGCCCGCCTGTCGCTTGTGTTGCAGCGGGTGATCCAGTGGCTGGAGCGCGACCGCAACCAAGCGGGGCTGCCGCCGCTGGTGATGAACACCTCCGGTGGTTGCATCAACGTGCTGACCGATGACAAGGCGAGCGCCTACCTGAACGATCAGGCCTTCTCTGGCCTGCGTCGTCACCAGCGGGCCACTGGCCGACTGGTCAACGCGGTTGACGAATCGAAGCTCACCGGTGCCGCCCGGCGGGAGCACCAGAACAGGATCAACGTTCACAGTTTCATCGCGGCCTCGGCCCAGGGCGCACAGAAGCAGCTCCGGCTGTTGAAGCGTGCCGGCAAGCAGGCGCCGAAGCTGGAGGGGAGCTGATGGCCTGGGCATCCGTCAGGTGTAAGCCCCAGGCCGCCGCGCCCCGCGCCCCGTCTCAATGCCCCGCGCCCCGTCTCAATGCCCTGCGACACCGCGCCGCGCGACGCCTTGCCTTGCGACGCACTCCACAGGGGGGCCCTCCGGGGGCCCGCCCACCCCAGCCCGCAGCCACCGGCTGCCTGGTGGGGTGACTCACCACGACGCCGCGCCTCGCCACGATCGCGCCGCTTCGCTGAGCCGCGCAGCGCAACGCACACCACAGGGGCCCCTCACGGGGCCCACAACCCACCCTCCGACCTATGGTCTGACGGTGGGCTGATGCCCACCACTCCGCGCCGCCGTGCTGCGCTTTGCTTCTCACCGCCACTCTGCGCCCAGCGTCCCTGCGCCGCTCGACGCAACGCACACCACGGGGGGCCTCAATCGAGGCCCCACACCCCACCGCTGAGGGCTCCTCTCCGGTGGGTTGACCCACCACCGGCGCATCGCACCGCTTTGCTCCGCATTGCTCCCCCCAGCCATGCTCCGCTGCGCATCGCCGCCCGCCGCGACTCACCGCACAGGGCCTTCCGGCCACCACCGACCCGGCACCCCCGGGGCTTTCGTTTGGCAACCGAACCGCCCCACGCAGCACTCTGCACCGTTCTGCACCACCCCGCACCGTTCTGGGATCTTCCGGCCCCATCCGGCTACCGTGCGGGCACCACCACCAACCACCGCCCCATGGGCCCTGCCCCCGACCTGGATCGTCAGATCCCCAGTCGCCGCCACGATCGCGGAAGGAGCCACATGGCAGCCGTGGTGAACACCTGGCTCGGCCGCGCGGGCCTCTCACATGACCAGGTGGCGGCCATCACCGACTGGGCTCTGCGCGAGTCCGGGTTCCTCGGCAGCAGCCAGCTCAGCCACCTGCGGAACGCCAAGGTTACCCGCCCGGGGCTGATGCTGTTCGAGGCTCTGTCAGCCCTCAACGCCGCGATCTGGCGCTGGCAGACCCAGGGTGAAGCCCGCTGCATCGAGGAGTACGGGCCCTACTCCAGCCACGGTGTGCAGCCGGAGTGGCTGACCGATGCCGTCTGGTTGCCCCACCCGGATCACCCGGTTGACCCCTTGTGCTTCGGCGACTTCGTGGAGCTGTTCGCCGGGTATCTCGTCTTGCCCGACGTCGCGGTCAAGCTCTCGCAGTTCGATGGCCCGGACCTGAGCCGCCGCCTGTCAACCCTCCTGCTGGAGCACTGGCAGACGGCTGGCTGGGGGCCGGGGGAGGGCATGGCGCGGATCCTGGAGGCCTACCCCAACGACGACGCGGAGGCCAGGACCCGGCTCACGATGCTGTGCCTGGGGCAGATGGATTGGACCTCAGAGGAGTTCGAGGCTGAGATCCCGGACCTGGCTGCACTGGTGGAGTGTCTGCGGAGTCTGCCGACTGGGAGCTACGGCCCCGCCGAATTGCACGCCGAGTTGACCAGCGGGCGCCGTCGAGCCTGACGGCTGTCCACACATGGCCCACGCCCTCCAGATGGATGGCCGCCTCGTGGATCTGATCCTGCTGCCGTAACGCCCTCCAGACCTGACCGGCTTCCGTGGCTGTCGTAACCGTGATGGTGATGGGCATTTTTCAGCAAGAAAGCGCCCCAGTCTCCCCCCCCCCGACGAGGGCAGGCGGTCTGTGGTCGCCGAACGCGGTGGCCGGGGCAGCATGGCAGACCTGAAGCACAGCCGCTGCTCATTGGAAACGGCCAAGCTGGCGCGGTAGGATGGGCCAGCGACCCGACAGGGGCGCCGCACCACCATCAACCACCGTCATGCCTACCGCCTCCCCGGCGCCGGACCCACAACTGGCGCTCTATCAGGCCCTCGCCGCGTTCCAGGGCGAGGCCGCCGGTGTCCCGAAGGACGCCCGCAACCCTCACTTCAAGAACACCTACGCCACCCTGGCGTCCGTGATCGAGGCCGTGCGTCCGGCCACTGCCCACGGACTGAGCCACGCCCAGACCTTTGAGCAGACGGCCGACGGGGCCACCCTGCTGGTCACCACCATCCACCACGCGGCCGGCTCGAGCATCCGCAGCACCCTGCCGATCGGGTTCACCGCCGACTGGCAGAAGAACGGCAGCGCGATCACCTACGCCCGCCGCTACAGCCTGCTGGCCGCCTACGGTCTGGCCCCGGATGACGACGACGACGGCAACAGCGCCGCGCCAGCCCCGACCCGCACCGCTGCCCGCAACGGCAACGGCGCCCCGCCCCGCGACGATCGCGCCATCGCTGCCGCCACCGCCCGCAAGGCCCTGGCTGCTGCTGGCCTGACCCGCGAGGGTGCCCAGGCGATGCTGGCCGAGCTGGCGCCTCCCGGTGTCCACCGCCTCGATGATCTGCCGCTGGCGATCCTCAAGCGCCTGGGCCACCAGGGCGCGTCCGATGCCGAGATCGCTCGCTGGAATGGCGCCGCCATGCCTGCCGCTGCTCCGCTTGCCAACCAGGAGCAGGGTGAGGAGTTTGACCCCGAGGATCCGCCGATCCACTGGGAGCAGCCCACGGTCGCTGGCGCCGCCTGATCCATGGCCCGCCGGGAGCCCATCCCGGCACGTCAACCCTTCATCACGGACCCATGTCACAACTCGCTGCCGACGTCTTCCGCTCGGCTCAGTTCACCTTCATCGGTCGCACCGGCCGCGACTCCGACCTCAAGACCTTCGACAACGGCGGATCCAAGGCCAAGAACCGCATCGCCATCAACCAGGGCAAGGATCAGGAGTCGATCTGGTTCTCAGTCGAAGCCTGGGACGAAGCCGCCATGGTGCTGGCCGACGTGCAGAAAGGCCAGATGATCCGCGTCACCGGCCGCGTCGCCGTCGAGCGTTACCAGAAGCGCAACGGCGAGGAGGCCACGGACAACGTGATCAAGGCGTCGGCGGTCGAGGTGCTCCCCTCCCGTGGTGGCGACCGCCAGCCGGCTCCCGCTCGTGGAGGTGGCCGGCAGCCGGCGCAGGCCTGGAACTCCTCAGCTCAGGAATCCTTCGACGGCGATGACATTCCGTTCTGATGCCTGACGCCATCACCCTGCGCGTCTACGGCCTCCCCGGCGCCCAGGGGTCGAAGCGGGCCGTTGGTCGCGGGGTGATGGTGGAGAGCTCCAAGCGGGTCAGGCCCTGGCGCCTGGCCGTGATCACCGCCACCGTCGAGACCCACGCCGGCTCCCTCATCGAGGGGGCCGTTTCTGTGTCGATCGTCTTCCTGTTCGCTCGCCCCCGCGGCCACATCGGGGCCCGTGGCCTCAAGGCGTCCGCGCCCCAGCACCTGACCAGCCGCGGGGCCGGCGACATCGACAAGCTGTGCCGGAGCACCCTCGATGGCCTCTCCGCCGATGCTGGCGGCTGCCTGCTGCGCGATGACTCCCAGGTGGTCAGCCTGACGGCGCAGAAGCGCTACTGCCTGCCCGACGAACCGCCCGGGGCCGTGATCACGGTGATCCCCCTGCCATAGCGCATACGAAAGCCCCGCCAGCGAACTGACGGGGCTCTCGCGCACCACCACTGAGCTGCGCCCCAAGGGGCATCGTTCAGCAGCGACAGCCGGGAACCACCCCGGCAGTCGCCACAGTTTACCGGATGCGTCCGACAGACGTCAGACATCGGCCGACATCCGCGCACCAGGCCCGCCGGGTGATTCGCTTGCCGATTGGAAGCGCGGGCCTATAGTGGGCAGGTACACCGCGGTGGACGGGCAAACCCCCCCCCAACGTGTACCCCCATTCCCCGCCCGCCGTTGAGCCTGAGCGCTCCGGCCGGCAGCGCCACCCTTCACCACCATGGAAACCACCCGCCTCGAGCGCGCCGTCCGCTCCCTCGTGCGCCCCGTCGCACTGCTGATCACCCTGGCCCTGCTGCTGGGTCACACCGCCTACGACCTGGGCCGCCTGCTGCGCCTGGCGATCGATGACCGCAGCCAGCAGCTGGCCGCCCTCCACTGCCGCCTCATGGGCCTGGCTGCCCCGGCCCCCGCCGCCCCGCCGGTACTGGCCGCCGCGTCGATCACGCCCCTGCCCGCCGCCCGCTTCGTGCCGGAGCCCCGGCCGGTGGTCATGGCCTGCGCCACAGCCCGCCCACCGGCCGCTGTGGCCGCCCCGCCCCACGACGGGCTGACCGTCGCCCAGTTGCGCACCCTCGCCCGCTCCCGTGGGCACCGTGGGGCCAAGGTGCGGGACGCCCGCCGTGCTGATCTGCTGCTGATGCTGGGCTGATCCGCCGCCCGAGTGTCCCGCGTGCGGGAAGTTCGCCAGACTGGACGGGCTTCCCTCCTGCGTGGTCTGACGTCACCGCGCCGACAGTGGAGCCCAGCCGGTCAGACCGGCGCACCACCACCACCGCAACCCATGACCCCCGCCGATCTGCCGCCGGGCTCCCGCCGCCCGGTGCGGCTGTCCATCACCCTGCCGCTCGACACCTACGACCAGCTGCGCGGGGAATCCCGCCGCCAGGGCCGCAGCCTCTCCAACCTCGCCGCCCATCTGCTGGCGGTCGGCCTGGCCACCCTGCTGAGCTGAGGAAAGGCCCGGGTTGCCCCGGGCTGCCGCTCTCCCCGCCACCCTGCGCCAGGCCCTCGCGCCAAGCCATAGCGTCCGTCACTCTGCTCGCGTTTCCAAATGGAAGCAGCACCACTAGGATCAGCCGGCACCACCAACACCACCATGCGACTCCTCCGCCGTTGCTGGCTTTCGCTCTGCGCCG